TCTGGTCCATTAAGCCAGAGAACTTATCTGACACAGCCCGGAAAAGACGGGCTTTTTTTATGCCATATAATATTTGGTGTTCCCTAAATCTTCAATTGAACATTTTGCATAAAAAGGTTGCCTCGTATTCTAAAAGGCCCTATATTTGTTATGTAATTAAAAATGATAACAATGACAATTAAAGAATCAATTCAAAAGTTAGGCCTCACGGAGATGGAGAGCCAGTGTTTACAATCATTAATCAACGGCTTGTATGCCGAAGCTGGTTTCAGTGATGTAGATGCAACAGACATTGCCCATGATACAGGCATTCCAATCAAATCAGTCAGGGGAGTATTAGCAAACCTGGTCAAGAAAGGACTCATTGACATTGAAGACAATGACGCCGGATATATGATTATTTATCTCAAGCCTGAATGGTATCATTTACATTCAGAAGGATGGGTAGAAGATCTCAAATGTTGGGTTCATGCCGGATGGGTTACCGGTGAACAAAAAACCTCAATCAATTAAATAAATAAAAAGTAATCGAACATGGAAACAAAAGTAAGAATAGTAATGAAGTCACTGATACATGATTTGAAAATCAATACATACAATCTGTCAGACAGTGATGTTGCAAGAGAGCAATTCAGACAGTTGGGAGCAATGATGGAATTAATAGACCGATATGTTCCCAATGACGCATGGATAGAAGATGCGGAGCTGCAAAAGATTTATGAACCGTATATAATCGAAAATCAATAATCATGAAAAAGCAAAGTTATTACATCGGATGGCAGCACAATCCTCAATTACCTAATGGTGGTTACTATAAAGCCTACGGTCAGTTATCACTGAGGGATGCTAAACGGAAAGAAAAGAATTGTCTGTCCGGTACAATTCAGTTAACTGCGTACAGCACAGAAGAGGCGTACCAATCAGCCCTTACAGAACACGCGATAGCCGGTTACAGTATATACGGTCAAACCTTTGCATGGACAACAGGTGCAACAACGGTGGAACGGTCCGATACTGAGGTCACCCATCAGCCATGACAGCCTAAGAGGGGTGGGTACCGGTCAAACGGCACTAACCCCCTTTACCTACAGTAGGCGTCAGCTAAGAGCGGTGACCTCCGGGATCCGTGTAGATAAGGTGGGTGACCCTACCAATACCCGGTCGATAGGGGGTAGGGTACGATATTTCGTGTATATATGGGTATTGGCCCTTTTTTGAGGGGTAGTAATACCGTTCCATCTTGCGCGGACGGTTTTTTCCACCATAGCGAATCTTTCCGGGCGGTATCGCTGCGCTTCCAACCGGAATCGATATATATTAGTAAAAAAAGGATATGCAATGCAAACAAAGAATGTACAACGACTGAAGGCGTTAATACGCGAAGAGATCCGTAGACAGACCGGCTTACTGCGTGAAGAGAAATGGACAGCAGAAGCGGGTTCCGGTGGACGAGAGGGTAACTTAGGTATCGTTAAGTTAGACGGTAAGCCGGTCATCGCCTACGAATTCGACTACGACATGGGTGGCTATTGGATCGACGGTGCCGACAAACCGTTACGTGGAACCAACCAAGAAATGGTCGACTATGTGAAAGCGATGTATGCAGCTGGTCGTATTGAAGGCGAAGGCAAAGACGCACGCATTGTTAAACGATAAACCGATACGGAACACAATGAGGAACACAATGAACGAGAAAGCATTATTACTGAAAAAATTAATCCGTGAAGAAGTCCAAAGACAACTCCGTGAAGAGAACATGAATCCGAAATTCATGGGGTATCAGATCGACGGTTCAGGCCAGTTCACCTATCTAACATATGAAGGTGACGATATCGGAATTCCGATCGAATTCGACGAACAGGAACCCGGTACCATGATGATCGATGACTGGGAGCGTGGACGTGGTATGCGTGGTTTCGGCAAACTCCGTGATCTTGTGATCTATGTTAAACGGGGAATCAAAGCCGGCAAATACGCCGATTTCGAAGATCCGAAAGTGCGACAGGGAATGCGAGGGCAGTACCGATTAGGCCGAAAGAAATAAAGGAATTTTTCATGAATAGAAGAACCCGCGATTTTTTTCAATCGAAACACGGCCAAGGCATATTAAATGCATTGAACGGGAAATGGTCCGATGCCGTCGTAACAAAATATTTCGATAGCTTACACCGTGACAACGATGTTAAATGGCAACGTGCAATGGGCTTTATTGCCGGTGCTGCCGGTGTCAATGCCAAAACCTTTAAAACATGGGATGAGGGTGAACGCCTATTGATAAGACAAATCGAAAAATTGTATAATGATTATAAATCGGTAACCGAAAGCATAAACCCCATGAATCTAAAGCAAATCATTGCGGAAGAAGTTAGGCGCGGACTCCTTGCGCATTCTAATAAAGGTAGGAAGGTGTCAAACTCTGTTTCCGCTGCGCGTGTTAATGAGGCATCTGAATGGGCAATTGGAAAGTCTGTACAATATAAAAACCTAAAAACCGCCAAACCTAAAATAAACAAAATTGTAAAAAAATTAGGTAATGGTAAATGGGAATTGGACGGGGGTAAAATTGCATATGAAAAAGATCCTGAATTTGTATTAATGAATGAGTCGTATGGTGCTGATTTTACGGGTCCTGGCCTGGTTGTGAAAGGTCGTACACCTATTGATAACAATACAATCAAAGACATCATTGAAGATCATCAACTCATTGCCTATTGGAATGCAAGAAAGGGTTATTGGTTTTTTCCTGAAGAGCCTGAAACACTTGATGAATTGGAAAAGGACTTGTCTGCAACATTTGATACATTGGGTGTAACTGCTAAATTTGAATCACAGGAATGAAACTCAATGAAACTAAAACAAACAGTCCGTGAAGAAATAAAAAGGCACACATGAATCTAAACCATTTAACACCGGAACAAGTCCGTCGGCAACTCCGTGAAGCAGCCGGTTGGGAAAGCGAAAACCTCCGACCACGGTTCGGTTTGTTCTATCAACAAATGTGGGAGTTTCTACGGGAACTCCGTGTATTCGTCGAAGAGAAAAACGCGGCGCCGTCGCAGCAGAACCTCCAACGTGCTAACCGTGCTTTAGAAGACGCATACCGCATTGTCAAAGACGGTGAATGGGCCCGTGAGTTTCCTAAAGTGATCGAAGCGATCGGTAAAGAAATCGAAGCGACGCGACGCGGTTAACGCCGTACCGAAGGTACCGAACGGTACACACGGTGAAACGATTGCGGTCGGACTCTGTTCGACTTCGTCGAACTAATTTGAAACTGAATAAAAAGAGATACCATGAAATTGCAACAAATCATTAAAGAAGAAGTCCGACGGGCTTTAACTGAATCTTCGGAGGTCATAGGTCACAAAGTAGATACCTCCGACCCGCAAATGCATAGAGTAACACTTGAATTCCCCGGCGGGCGAACACTCCTTATAACACAAGCAAAAGGAAGTTCAGGAAAGAAGGCCTTCGATTTAATTGTAAATCAACTTAAAAACTACGACACGAAATCTGATTCGAAAAAGTTCATCGATGATCTGGTCGATAAAAATAAAGTTCGAATCCGATAATCGATAAAAAAGGAACACCATGAAATTACGTGATTTATTTGAAGCGGTAGTTGTCGACCCGAAACGTGTAGAATCGGAAACCGATCGTTTACTGCGACGTGATATGTATAATGATGCCGTCGTGGCACTGGCTAAGGCGTTGGAAGATCGTTCTTTCTCGTCTTTACGCACACTTGCTCAAAGACTGAAATCGGAATCGGATCCGAAGAAGCGTCTCGTGTACACAAAGCAACGTGACGGTTTTCTCAAACAACTACTCGATCAGTACACAATACGATTCGGTGAGGATGCCGGTACTGCATTGCAGAAACGTTTCGATGAATACGAACCGCAATAAGGATACCGATGACACACTCAGATTTGCGCAGAATTATAAAGGAAACGGTCCGTCAGGAACTCGAAGAGGCACAGGTACTTGACCTTAAAAAAATGGCACGGGAAATCGTCGACCAATATTTTTCTTTTCAGAGCGGTATGGGCCCATCGGTACGTACAATGGATGACCGCCAGTTAAATCGTTTCCGTGATGAAATGGAAACTCAAATCGCTGCCGCTATGAAAGGTGTAATACGCCGCCACAATCGTGGACAGTACGTAACAAGTGACGGTAGCGCAGTTTGGAAATAATCTCTCTTTATGCAAAGACGTATACGACTCGAAACGCAACAGCAATTACGTGATATGATACATGGACCGGAAGCACCTGAGTTTTCCCGTTACATAATCGATGAAATTGCTGTTGCGATCGAACACCACAACGATCCGTCTTATGAACCGGGTTTTCAAATCGATGTCGAAGATATAGCGGCATCACTCGAAATTATAATCGACCCGAAAGAGTATCGTACCACAATCGAAAAAAATATCGCACATCTTGTCGCTGCAGAAAGGTACGAAGACTGCCATTATGCGATGCGTGTACTGAGTCGTTTAGATGAAATCGAATCAGAACTTGCAGTCAGTACACTACTCGATGAACTCGAAACTGAACTGCCTAAACCGAAGCGCCGAACACGACGTCGAGTCAAACAAGATGTATGGTCGAAGTATATCGACAGTGACAACCCCACAAAATAATATTTGGATTTCTCAGAATCTTCAATCGAACATTTTGTCGGAAAAGGTTGCATCGTAAGCCGTAACGCCCTATATTTGTTATGTAATCAAAAACAACAAATATGCAGTTATTAAAAAGAACGGAAGTCATCAATTGGGCGAAGTCGATGAGAAAATATCGCCTTGTTAAATCAATCGAATGGGTCGGTATTATCGAGTTTAACGGTCAAGAATATGTTACAGCAACCTCGTTGCAAAGAATCATGCAACCTAAAACATTCCGTCAATTAACCGCCGATGTTACAAGTTACAATTTTAAATAATCACTTAAATAATTAACATGAGACTTTATATTGAAAAATTAAAAGAGATCGAAAAAGTGTTCGGTGAATTCGATATCGATCTGACGTGGGGTACCGATCCTCACATGTATTTTAGATTCGGATACTGGCAACAAATCAGTATCGGAAAACTGAAACAGATACTTGGACACAATGCAAATGTAGAAGAGTATTCCGACTTCGATGATGATTGCGGATGGCAATATAGCTATCATATCAAAGACTAAACAGCCGATGTTACAAGTTATATTTTCAATTAATCACACTTAAATAATTAAAACATGAAATTTCCAAAGTACAAAATGAATCTTCAATTGGCCTACGGACTTGACGGCTTCGAATACGTTAAATCGTATGATACATTAGTTGCACGTGTCGAACCAGGTGTTGCATTACATCAATTAGGTTGGTGGTCGGTGACAACGCAAAAACATATAAATTACGCAGCTGCGCAATTAGGTTTACCTGTAAAACGATAATCATGAATAGAGAAACAGAAAACAGATTAGTAGAAATTATCGGATTCATTGAATCGATAGAGAAAACCGCACTGGAATCCTCTCGTGCATATTCTGACGATGTCCATTCACAAATCGCATACGAGGTCGGTTACTTGAATTCAAGTATACGTCAGGCCGCACATGAACTTAAATTATTAATCGAAAAATAATTAAAAAAAGATTCCAAATAATTTGGATATCTCAGAAAAGACTTCTATTTTTACAATATAATTAATTAACCATTTAAACATTGAATTATGGGACGTATGAAAGAGTTTTATTTAGACCATTTAACCGACGACGCATCGAACGATTTCGATGAACTGATTAACAACTATATCGGTGATGTTAAACTGCCTTCTGAGAAGGAATTGAAACGAGTCGCCAAAGTAGTAAGAACTGTAAATCCTGACGATTACGAAGAACTTACCGGAAGAACATTGCCGACAGTCGAATCCGAATCATCAAAATAAATCGATAATATATGGAACCGACACCTATAACACTAACCGAATTTATGATTCGTTGCGGTACTGTACGACACCGACCTAAAATCGTTTGCATGGACGGTTTTAAAATGTCGGTACAAGGCAACGAAATGGCATACTCGATACCAAGAAAAACCGGTCCACAATTTTCAGCGATGGAAATCGGGTTCCCTTCAGAACCAGAAGATCTGATAATCACGTATGCAGACAATCCTGCAGATCCTACAGGAACTGTATACGGTTATATACCAATGAAACTTATCGAACAAGTTGTTTTAAAACACGGAGGCATCAATGCGGATGTGACATTTGAAGATTTTTAATATGGCAATGCGCATAGGTTTTAAAGTTGTTGAAAAAAATACAAATCGTCACATCGGATACGTAACAGACCCTCTTATGAATCTGACATCCGATGTGACATGTGCGTATACCGAAAAGGTCTCTAATCCGTATGAATTCAAATCACGTGTGAGATTTTTCGAAAAGAATCTAAATACAATACTTGGAGGAAAGGCAGTTCAACTGCGTGTATTATGTGAACGTATACGCAATTCTAATTATAAAAATTTCAAGGAAGGTGAACTGGTAGTTGTTGCAGTTTATCCATCTGAATTATCTAAAAGTTAATATTTATGTATAAAGGATATCGAATGGAAAACAGTATGGATCCTGAAAGGCTTGAAGAAATTGCGGAACTGTCGATACCTTTTCCGATGTTTCTAAATGACGGTACTGAAGGTAATGAAGACGTGAAAAGCGCAATGTATATCGATGAGTTAGGACCTCAGAGCCCACTTATGGTTCCATCGTTTATAACTCTTGTAAAGGAAGGTATTGACGGGTGGGCAACAATTGCACAATACGAACTCGTATCGGCAATTAAAGAACATGACACAATCGAACCGGATAAATTAAATTAATTCCGATTTTATTTGGTAAATCGAGTTTTATTTTGTATATTCTAAAAAAAAGTTTATGAAGTTTACATCATCAAAATTATTCGATGGGTATTCAGCATGCTTCCGTCAATGGAGAGCTGAAGGTACTCATTGTAAATACCTGCATGGTTATGCGGTATCATTTAGAGTATGGTTCGAAGGGGATTTAGACGAACGTAATTGGGTTTGGGATTTTGGCGGTATGAAACGTGCCAAAAATAAAATCGATGGTAAAACACCGAAAGAGTATTTCGATTATCTTTTAGACCATACAACTATTGTAGCAGAGGATGACCCTTATTTAGATAAATTCCGTGAATTGGCTGATTTAGGTATAATTCAATTGCGAGTATTAGATGCAGTAGGATGTGAAAGATTTGCTGAGTTTTTGTTCAATCAAATAAACAATTTTGTAAAACTTGAAACCGACAACCGAGTCAGAGTTACAAAAGTTGAAGTTTATGAGCATGCGAAAAATTCAGCGAGTTACGGCGAGTAACTATACTTGTACAGTTATTTAAAATAAACTCAAATTTAACAGAAGGATCTTAGTGATAAGATCTTTCTCTGTCTATATATATTACTAAACAGGTAAGCGATGATTAGCATAAAAAGTTTACTACTCGAAACGGAGACTGCAATTTCAAAGGAACTTCGTTATCATATAGAAAACAATATACCGGTCTCAAAAAATATATTTCGTCATGGTAGCGCTAAATTTTTTGAAGTTATAAACGAAGCAAAAACTTTATGCCGATCTGGTAAATATTATAATGAAAACGACACCGATATGTTGCAGACCGATTTAGGTGAATTCGGATTATACAATGGTGAACGTGTTCCATTAGATTTACCATTTGTAAACGAGGCAGAATACCAAGGACGCGAAGTTGAATTAGGTAAACCTAAACGTGGCGGATCGAAAAAGTTTTATGTGTTTGTAAAAGATCCTTCAAGTGGTAACATACGAAAAGTAGCCTTCGGTGCAAAAGATGGTGGAGGTAGTTTAGCAGTTAAATTCAAAGATCCTGAGAGACGTAAAGCATTTGCAGACCGTCATAATTGTAAAGATAAAACAGACAGAACCAGCCCTGGTTATTGGTCTTGTAGATTACCGCGTTACGCTAAAACATTAGGTTTAGGCGATAACATGAACACTTATTGGTAATGGTATACACAGATACGCCGCACGAGTCGAATCGATTCACACGAATATTTAAGGTGGATAATCTAAACGAATCTGAATTGGTTTGGCACCGTGATTATAAAAATCGCACAGTCGAAATCGTTCAAAGCGGTAATTGGAAGTTTCAATTCGAAGACGAACTGCCTATAAGTTTAACCGATGGTCTAAAACTTGAAATCGGTAAAGAAGTATACCATCGTATACTTAAAGGCGATTCGGATCTCATAATACTAATAGAGGAAACAGATGATTGATGAACAGAAAAAAGAAAAGAGAGTCCCAAAAAATCCAATAACCTATAAAATATCATTGGATGAGGAACAGAAAGAAGCGAAGAAAATTGTTATTGAAAAGGCATACAGTTTTATTCATGGTGAAGCCGGTTGTGGTAAAACTTTATTGGCATGTCAAATCGCATTAGATTTAATTTTCAAACGTGAGAAGACGAAAATAATTATAACACGGCCGTCCGTATCAACTGAAGATAACGGATTCTTACCAGGTGATTTAAAGGAAAAAATGGAACCTTGGATGGTTCCGATTAAATCGAATTTGATGAAGATTTACGATGGTAAAAAAATCCAATCACTATACGAAGACGGTACAATTGAATTGATTGCGTTAACTCACTTTAGAGGACAAACATTCGATAATGCAGTGTGTATTGTTGACGAATACCAGAATCTTACACGGGCGCAATTGCAAATGGCATTAGGTAGATTAGGTCAAAATAGTATAATGATTTTTTGTGGTGACCCTGCACAAATCGACTTGAAAAACCGATTGACATCGGCAGTACACGATATTGAAAAAATTTCGAAATCTGAATATGTACATGTCGCTACACTTACGCAAAATCATCGTCATGAAGCAGTGAAAAACGTATTAAGACTGTTAAATTCGTAATACGCAGTAAAATCGATTTGGTAAGGATATTTATAATAAAAATACATCATGAAGAGTAACGGTTATATCGGTCTATTAGACAACGATACTATTATCATAAGACATCCTAAGGAAAATCGTGAAATCAAACTGCATCGCGTTATAGCAATGCGCACGTTTCAAATTTCACCTAAATCGATACAAGGAATTACAGATACTGAAACTGCACAGAAACACAAAAAACTGATGCAGCGTTATCTTGACACAATTCAGAAAGCATACGACAGTTTCGACGGTTTAATTTCCAACGCTATGGAAAAAAACGATGCGGAAAAAGTTAAAAAACTGGCTACCGAAAAGATTAAGTGCGAATACGAACTGAATCGTTATCGTTCAGAGTTTACAAAAAACGACAAACTACTCGATAATCCTGATTCGTTAATTATACCTAAAACTATAGAAATTTACACGATCGGTGGTTATGTGGAATCGCTTGACAATTTGGATCCTGATAATCCTGTTTGGGTTGACCATCGTGCAAGAGTTTTCGGTAATGCTAAAATACTTGACGGTTCATATGTCACAGAAAACTGCCTTGTTTACGATAATGCAGAAATCGTAAATAGTCGAATTGAAAACTACGCACGTATCCACGATAACTGCCGAATCGAATCGTCACACATAAAGGATCTTGTAGAAATTAAGCATAATGCAGTTGTAAAGAATTCGCTCTTAGAGAATGCAAGTATGGTATTCGAAGAATCACAAATCGATAACTGTATTCTGAACACTGGTGCATTATGCCGTGGAAAATCTTGGGTTACAAATTCGATAATTATCGATACTGCACAAATACAAGGCGATTCAAGAGTGACCGGTTGTGTTTTAGAAAATCGATCATGTATACTATCAGGCACACATACCGATTCGAATTATAACGAGAATCTTGAACTTGAAACTCGTATATCAGAAGGTGAAATTCCAAGGTATTGGTAAATGAGTTATTTCTTATTTAAAGCAGAATTATTAGCGAGTTTAGTTCCACCTCATCAGAGTAAAACAAAACAAGCACGTGTTATTGCAGATGCATATACCGATTTAGTATTACGTCATTTCGAAGTGATGACTGGCGGTGGTAGAGCAATATTAGCACCTACACGTACATCGGTTTTGCGTAACGGTTTACAGTCGGTATTCGATGCGAATCGTAAATACGGCGCACGGCCTGTAAATGTATTTACACAAATGGCACCGGCATTCTATTCATATTGGAATGGTCAGACCGTCGTCGGTCCATTAGGGTACGCGACAGTGACATTTCCTGGTATATTTAAAGGACCTACAATACCAGGCAATCTAAACTATGCTGCATGGTTAAATATTTTCTGTGCGGTATTAGCAGCACATATTATGACATTAGGTGGCACATACCGTAATTTATTTTTGAAAAGAGACTTCGAATGGTCAGGTTCGATGTTTTTAGCATGTCCAATAAAGAGTTAAAATTATGAGCGTAACTATTGATTCTAACAAAATCCGAATTGTTCAAACGTTATTAGGTATCACACCTTCAAATGGTGTATACGATGAACACACTAAAGCAGCTGTAAAAAACTATAATTTACGTTACGGTAATGGATCTTCCGATGTGTTAACCGATGCAGTTTACGAATCGATTACTCAAAGACTTGGCAGTGATAACGAAGCCTTATCTAAACTTGAAACTGAAATTTACAGTGACACATCGAAATCCGAAGACTCAGATTCGACTACCGATATATCGGAAACCGATGCTGCATTCGAGTTATTCATGTTGGACTCGGATGAATATGTAACCTCTAACGGCAAAGTTCCAAAAAAGGAATACTTGTTTTTACATCATACATCTGGTTGGTCGAATCCGTATAATACAATTACTGATTGGAACTCTGATAGTCGTGGACGTATAGGCACCCACTATGTTATAGGAGGGCACGATATAAAAACCGGCAAATCTGACCATGACGGCCGTATACTTAAATGTATACCTGATGACTATTTCGGTTGGCATTTAGGTAGTACGTCAAAAGACGGTATCAGTATGCATATGCATGTCCATTCGATCGGTATAGAGATTTGTAATATGGGGTATCTTACACAAAAAGGTAGTGCGTTTTATACGTACACTGGTGTACGCGTACCAGATGCAAATATAGTCGATTTAGGTTTTAAGTTTAGAGGTTATCAGTACTGGCATAAATACACCGAAAATCAAATCGAATCTTTATATGCGTTGATTAAAAGTATAGAGAAGAAAACCGGTATCAATACCGATTTAGGTTTAAAGGCTTGGATATCTAAAGTCGGTGCTGCAAAGGCATTTGAATTCAATCAATCTGCTCGTGACGGTAAAGTTAAAGGTTTGCTTTCACACACAAATGTCAGAAAAGATAAGAGCGATGTGTCACCTCAAAAATTATTAGTCGAAATGATAAATAGTCTCTAATTAATTTTGCTATTCGAAAAAATTATTGTATATTTGTATGAACAAAAAATCTAAAATATGCAAAAATTGAAAACAGGAGACATCGTAGTTGTCAAAGATCATGGTGTGAGCAAGATCGGTAAAATTACCGAAGTCGGCCGTAAAGGTAAATCGAAAGTATTTTCGGTAATTATGGAGAATGGTACACACCATACGCATTTACAAACCGATGTCAAAAATTCGATGTATTATATCGATACAAATGCAACTGCGATAATTAATAAAAATATCGAAGTCTAATAGAGTTAAAATAAAATGACAACACATATATATTATCAAATTGTTTTGTCATGAAAAAGTTTTCAGATCTTTCAGAAAGTACAACAGAGACTACTCTTTCTGAAGTTGTTACAGAGGAATCAAATGTAACGTTTCAACCGTATATGATCGACGACCCGACATATATGGGGTATTCTGATAGAGAGCTACAGAATGCAGTTTATCAATCTACAATTTTTGGTATACTCGATAATACTGATACATCGATTTTAGATGTTGGTTGCGGTCGTGGCGATTTCGGTAACTATATCAAAAACGAACTCGAGTATACCAATATTAAATATACCGGTGTTGATTTGAATCCACTGGCGATCGATGTCGGAAAACATAAATACCCTGAGCATACTGCATCAGATTCTTTCAATCTCATCAAAGGAAATTTCGATTCGGATTATCCGACAGACATTCGTTATGACTGGGTTTTTCACGTCACAAATTTAACCGTCGATTACGGAAATTTCAATGGGCGTTCACGTTATGAATATTTAGAATCCGTAATAAGGAAGTCGTTAAGTATTGCAGATAAAGGCGCAGTATTTATGCTTCTCAACGACAATAATCATGCACACGCAGATTTGTATATAACGTTTTCGTTTACGGAAATATCAAATATTTTATTCAGATTAGGTTATAAATTCGCATTCGACAATTCGGATTTTCCTAATGTTTTCAAATTAGTCATTTTTAATAACACTTTTTAAATTTTACCGTATGTCAGTAAATCAGCGTTTTGGTATTGACCAAAAAACAACAAAGCGGTTAGGTAGAATTTTTCACACAATTGATTTCGAATCGAATCCTGAGTATTCAGATTCCGACTATCGTGAAAAAAGTAAACATTCACCATGTGGATCGTTTTATATCGATGGTAAAGAATTCAAAATAACGATTCATGAATTGAGTCGCATTTGTGAAACTGCCGAACTTGCTTTAGAAGCACTGAAAAAAAATTATAAGTTGGGAGGTATGGCACCCGGCTAATGTATTCGTTTTCAGTTACTAAAAGGTTATATGTTACAAAGGTCCACTTCTCGTGGACTTTTTTTTGCTCTTTTATCTTCAAAAGGTTGCAAATCTCAGAAATTTTTATTAACTTTATTCTAAATTACTATAATAATATTTTATAAAATAAAAAGAAGATTATATAAAAGAGATTTTATAGTATAAAATATAAGAAAGAAAAAAGAACACGTTAATAATTATTGAAACAGGGTAACTCCATAATAAGATTCGGATATGCGAAAAATTTTACCTTACATCATACTTTTATCTGCTTTAGCTGTTAGTGGTTCGGCTGCCTTTTATTCGGTATACGGTTTAAGTAAACTGTTTGCTGGTGCTGCATTGCAAGTTGCAATCATGGCTGGTAGTTTGGAAGTTTCTAAACTTATTATCGCAACACTTTTGCATGAATATTGGAATCGATTAAATCGGTTATTAAGAATTTATCTAACACTCGCTACTGTCGTTCTTGTATTAATTACAAGTGCTGGTATATACGGGTTTCTTAGTAACGCATATCAATTGACTGCAAATCAAGATAAGATTGTGACACGTGGTATTGAACTTGTCGACACAAAGCAGAAAGTTTTTGAGCAATCAAAAACCGAATATACGACTGAGAAAGAATCGGTAGTTCAATCGATATCTGAATTGCGTAAATCATTATCGAATCCTGGTCAAGTGCAATTCGTAGATCGTAGAACCGGTAAGATAGTAACGTCAACATCGAATGACCCGAAAGCACGAGCATCTTTAGAAAAGCAATTAGATGATGCAGTGAAAAGACGTGATGAATTAACTCAAAAAATACAAGTCGCATCTGATAGTATTGGAAAGTTTGAAGTCGAAAAGATAGAGTTAGAAAATAACTCTGATGCTGCAGCAGAATTAGGTCCTCTGAAATATATAAGCGGATTAACTGGTATACCTATGGACCGTGTTGTCAACTATTTTCTATTACTGATAATTTTCGTATTCGATCCATTAGCAATATCTTTGGTACTTGCAGCAAATTTTGCATTTAAAGAATCGAACAAAGAAAAAGAAATTGCAGAAACTGAAATTAAAATTGATACCGATACAGATCCATTCACTAACGATATCGATAATATTTCAGAATTTGTAAATATTGTAAACGATGAAATTGAAACAACTGAAAAAATCGAAGAAAATCCACTTGAAAAACGTTTAAAACTGATTAGAGAAAAAAAGAAAACGATAGCAACTAAAGATAAAAAACCAGCAAGGAAAAAAACTGAAGCGCCAACAGAAGAAAATGTAAAAAAAAAGGTGACACCTGATACGGTAAATGAGATGCAACCTGATACTGCAAATCTGACACCTAATCAAATAAAAAATATGTCACACGAATCGATTCGTAGATATATCTCAAAAAATACAACTTAATATTTTGTTATCTCAGATATTTTACCTATATTGAATTAAATTAGTTTTATGAATACAGATATATACGGCGAGTACATACCAGATCGTATAAATACTGAAGAGACCGATACAGTTGTACAATATCCTGAACAACTCATCCTAACTTTCGAAAGCGCCGAATCGCCGTCGGTTGCGGTGGTTACAACAACAATACGTACACATATATTAGAATCGAAACGTCAAGGTGTACAACCTGATATTGTATTGAATTTTTGTATAGGTGATTTTAGTGGTTTAAACTCAGAAAAATCAGATCTGTATATTCAGAAATTTATTACACTTGCTGAATACATTCAAGATATTCGAAAAATTGATGATTCGATAAAAGTATCAATTAGTGTACGTGGCATATTTTTAAAATCAATGGTGCCGTTACTCTATATAGGTGTACCTGTCAGATTAAGTAAATCAACATACATAGAATTTTATAACGGCAACGATTTGAAATATTTTGCTGGTTGTGTTGAAAGATTCATAGAATTGAATGGTGTAAAAATAGACAAACCGTTTTCGATAGGGGAAACTGAAATGTTACGTAAACAATTAATAATTAAATAAATATGTCGAAAGAATTTTCACTTACTGCTGAGCAGATTCAAGAAAACTATAAAAAGTTTTTTGCCCGTATCGATAAAATGTTTCCTGAACGTGCTGAAGGTTTAAAAGAAATGTATAGTGCATTAGGTGAAGAGCGCTTAATGTTTTCACCAGCATCTTCAGTTAACTATTATCATAATGCAATACCTGGTGGTTATATCGACCATGTATTACGAGTTATGGATTTCGCATTACTCGAATGGCAACACTACGAATCGATGGGGATCGATGTAACAAATTTTACGGTAACCGAATTGATGTTTGCTGCGATGCATCATGATTTAGGTAAACTTGGATTTGTCGGTGATGGAAAGGATGGTTACGTATTTAACACATCGGAATGGCATCGTAAAAATCAAGGCAAGATGTATGATGCAAACGAAAATATACCGTTTACACTGGTTCAAGATCGATCATTGTTTTTATTGCAATCATATAGAATACCATGTTCATGGAACGAATATTTAGGTATACGAATCCATGATGGAATGTATGATGATGCAAACAAATCTTATTATTTGACTAAGCAACTCAAAGCGAAATTGCGTACTACAATGCCGCAAATTCTACACAATGCCGATCTTGCTGCAAGTCGTTACGAGTTTGAAAGATGGAATCGTACATCAAATGAATTCAATACAAAACGCTTAGAAGATAATAATCTAAATTATATATCACAACAAACAGAGCCGAAGCAGGACCGTAAAGAAAAACAAAAAGCAGTAGGTAAGGAACTTGCTACGAGTTTCGATGAAATTTTTAATAAGAAATAAAATGACAACAATAATATTCGCAATTCTATTATCGACAATTTGCATATTGTTATATTTTGTGTTTAATCTGTATTCAAAACTCGATGCGTTATATAAACAGATCGATTTAGCAAGTGATGTTGAACAACGATCCGTATTATTGGTGCAGAGTCTCGTAGTGAAATATAGTCAGATACTGAATCGTTTAAAACGAGTTGACCGTAGAGGCAGTTTCGAATCGGATGACGAAGTTGGTTTTGTATTCAAAACAATAAAAGAAACAATAGAAACACTTGTCGAAGAATTGCGAATATTAGAAAATAAATTACAAGAAGCAGATGGAAACGATGGTACTGGAAACGACTAAGCCGACAAAAAAAAGAACTGTATATTTTGGTAGAGATGTCCAAGATGCTATAATACGTTATAACATACTCGAAATCGAAAAAACAGGAAACATAGAAAAGAGTAAACTTTTCAATAATACAATATATCCTGCGTTTTTGAAACTAACCGAAAATATCATTAACACGTGGAAATTTCACAGATACGAAACGACATTTTCTGATCTACAACGTGATGCGGTAGCATTCATGTTTACTAAAATGCCTGGTTACGATGAGGACAAAGGAAGAGCATATTCTTATTTCACAATTGTATGCAAAAACTTTTTGATACACAAATCTCAAGTTTTGTACGAAGCATCAAAAACACGATTCGAATTAGATGTTGTCGACTCTGAAAGAAATATTGGAACTGAAATATCTTTGACTGATTATCAAGAAACTCTACGTGATTTTATGATAAAATGGTGTGATTGGTGCGACCAGAATTTGGAAAAACTGTTTAAATCGAAACGCGATAGAAGAATAGCGGATTCACTATTAGAAATTTTCAGAAATAGTGAAGATATCGATATTCACAACAAAAAACTATTATACATATTAGTGCGTGAACGTGCAAGTGTCGAAACACAACATATAACAAAAGTTGTACGTATTTTTAAGGATTTGTTTACAGATATGTTTTCAGATTACCGTAAACACGGATTTATTGATGCTAAAAAATATTTATAATAAAAGGATATTCATGTTAAGTTTAAAAAAACTATTGTCTGAAAGATCTGACTATCAAATATACCATAATCAGTACTCGAGTGCTATTGACACTGCTTTAGAATATGCGAAAAACGAAGGCTACGAATACGATGAAGAACAAGTCGCAAAGCAAGTCGGTTTAGGTCCTAAAAAGCCTTCACCTGGTAACACAAATCGATTCAGTATCGAATTGACTAAAAACGGAAAACCTCAAAGAAAACAACTACACATTCAGGTATTCGGTACACCGAATCGTAATTACGAATTGAATATGTATATATCCTAAGGATTGCGATGTCTAAAAATATAGACTTTTCACAAATCGAAGTATACAAAGGAAAATCCTTTGATGAACTACTGAAACAGATTCATGATAACTCGAACGAGAAATCTGACCAAATAAGATCCCTCATATTGAAACTATCTGGTTTTATAAAAGACACTGATGATGCTGCGTTATTAGTTCCGTTATTAGCGTCGTATTTAGAAGTCGGTGTAAAAAATGATGAACAACTTATTAAGTTAGCAGCACTCGTGCAGAGATTTATAAAAACATCTGCATCTAATAATGAAGAAGACAGTTCATACGGTTTAAGTGAAAAAGAGCGTGCCGAAATTATAGCGAACGCACGTGAATTCGGTTCTGGTAAAATTGTTAAGATGGGAAACGGTAATTAATGCTACAAATCGCAGAAGTAATCGATACACGGAAAGCATTTAAAACCGGTCAAAAAGACGACAACGGCAATCGTTTATTTAAGGGTGCAATCGAAGTTCGTATTGGTGGTAAAAAAGGTATATTTAATACAGTCGATAATGTATACGCCGCACCTGCGTTTTTCAATAAACGAATACCTTTAGTAGGCGAACAAGTTTTTATTTTCAAAGGCATGTCAACTGAAAAACACGACGCCCGTCAGAAGACTGTCGACTTTTACTATTTCACACTGGTAAATGTAATCGATGATGTCACACTACAGACAATGCCTTTCAATTTTCAAAGAGACGCGATAAATAACGGTAAAAATCCACTCCGTCCTGCACCTCCTGGTATTGCAGATTTCAAACAAATCGGTTATACTATAAAGAAAAATCCAAGTACAAGTAAAATGCTCCAACCGTTTGAAGGAGACGATTTATGGGAAGGGCGTTTCGGTCAATCGATTCGTTTCACACGTCATGGTGGATTTTCGTATCCTCCTGGTCCTGGTATATATGAGAAAAACTCGTTGACATATTGGCCCGGTGCAAAGGAGAACGATCCGTTGATGATTATAAAAGTAAAAAAACCAGAATCTGGTAACAGTTACGATATCGAAGACATATCAAAAGATGCTGCAAGTATATATTTGACAACATCGCAAAAACTACTTAAATTTAAAGGTGCGTCATCGAAAAATCTTGATGTAAAATTGGCACCGACCTGGTCTGGTGGTTCACAAATAGTAATCGATGCGGACCGTGTAATTATTAACGCTAAAAAGAACAAAGCGTTTTTAGTCGGAAAGGAACAATCCGTAGTTACTGGAAAAAAGGTGTTATTGCAATCCGATAAATACAAAGTTGATTTAGACGATTTGATGGATTGGATAAATTCAGCATACGCAGAATTTTGGAAACTCGCAACAGCACAAATGCAGTATTTAACTGCAATGGGTCCAACTGCGGCATCTACAAATGTTGCACAAATAACAAAAATTCACAAAGTTGATTGGAATCTGAAATTTAAGAAACCGGTCTAATTTACAATTCCATCTTCACTGATATTTATTTAATAAAAAAGACATCGTTATGAATGAATCACAATTAAAGACTCTTGTGAAGTCGATTCTTGAAATGAAAAGGGAAAATGCTAAAATCCTAAGCGAAATTCGTGAAATTAAAAGTGAACTGCGAAATCTACTAAACGAAAATGCGAAATCAGTTCCGATCAGTCCACAAACGAAATTAGTACCTAAAAAAGGAAACGGGTCAGGGTCACCATTCAGTAAAAGTTCGTATCTATCTGAAATATTTCAAGAAATTACACCGTTCGAAGAGGATGAAAATAATGTCAAATCTATTTTAGATGAAAATTTTACAAATGCGGATGACCCAGTAGCACGTGTTATGAATAAAATACAGAATACAGATTTTAAACGTGTATTAGATGTTATGGAACGTACATCTTCGAATAAAATGCGGAGTACTTAATAAATGGCACGTGCAGTTTTTATAAACAGTAAAATCTATCCTGATGACTATAAAAAACCATTGGGAAGTTTGGCGATTAAACTGCCAATGAACTCTTCACGCTTCGGACCTTCCGATTCGATATTTAATCTATCGTACACCACGGAAGAACAGGCTATCAGTAATATGATAAACTTGTTACTTACAAAAGATGGTGAACGCTATATGCAACCTGCATACGGTGTTGGTTTATACTATAAAATATTCGAACAAAATACTACAAGTACAAATTCTCAATTGGAATTTTTGATACGTCAGCAAATGGCTACATATTTACCTTACATAATTGTAAACGATATAAATATCCAAGGAAATTTCAGTGATGACGAGAATTCTATAAATATAACAATAATATTTCAAGTAACTGAATCTGGTGCAAATCGTACAGTTACCTTTTTCGGAAATCCTGATTTGCAAATAAATGTAGAGGTTAGTTAATGAATAAAGTGTCAATTAGCGATAAAATAAAACGAGAAGTTAAATATACAAATCGTGATTTTGGTGATTTAAGAAACTCACTAATCAACTATGCTAAAAATTATTTTCCGAATACCTATAACGATTTTAATGAGTCCTCACCAGGAATGATGTTTATTGAAATGGCAGCCTATGTAGGTGATGTTCTGAATTTTTATTCAGATGTTCAATTACAAGAGTCATTTCTTTATACAGTTAACGAGCAGAAAAATTTATATAATTTAGCACAAGGCCTTGGGTATAAACCGAAGTCACTCGTACCTGCACAGGTCGATATCGAATTTATGCAACTGATACCGGCAATCGGTTCCGGTGAAAATACTAAACCTGATTTTAGATACGCACTTACAATCGATCCGAATACTTTAATCAGTAACGATGCTCGTAGTGAAGCAGATGTTCGATTGTTTAGAACTGTCGAATCTTTAAATTTTCGACATAGTAGCAGTATGGATCCTACCGATATATCGGTTTATTCGGTTCTGAACGATGGTAGTGTAGAATACTATTTACTTAAAAAACGTACAAAGGCAGTTGAAGGTGAACTTAAAACTGCACAGTTCGAATTCACCGATGCGAAAATTTACGATAAGATCGTAATACAAGATGAAAATGTAAGTGAAATTATTTCAGTTGTAGATTCAGATGGCAATACCTGGTACGAAGTGCCGTATTTAGCACAAGATCTTGTACAGGTGCCAGTTAGAAATGTTGAATATAACGATCCTAAACTTGCAAAGTATAAAAGTTCTGTACCGTATCTACTAACATATAAACAGACTGAAAAACGTTTTGTCACACGACGTCGAAATGATGATTTATTAGAAATACAGTTCGGTGCAGGTTTGTCGAATGAGGCAGATGAAGAGATTGTACCTAATCCTATAAACGTAGGTATCGGTTTAGATTATTTCCAACGAGCTGAAGATGTAAGTATTGACCCAACTAATTTCCTATATACTAAAACCTACGGGTCTGCTCCAAGTGATACGACCTTGACGGTTAAGTATTCGGTATCAAACGGACTATTAGGAAATGTTCGTGCTAATTCACTTACTGAAATACCAACAATAAATTTCGCATCGACTATCGATAATTTAGATTTGAATGTACTAAACGAAGTAAAAGATTCGGTCACTGCAAACAATCCACACCCGGCGTACGGTGGTATAAACAAACGACCATTAGACGTAATGCGTGAAGAGGCAATGGCAAATTTCGCTGCACAAAATAGAGCAGTTACAAAAGAAGATTATATTTTACGTTGCTATACACTACCTGATCGTTATGGTTCAATTGCAAAAGCGTATGTTGAACAAGATTTTCAAAGTAGTAAATGGAATGCATCTGAACGCGTACCAAATCCATATGCATTGAATCTATATATACTAAGTTATAATGATTCGAAGCAATTAGTAAATTCGAACGAGGCCGTAAAGGAAAATTTAAGACAATATTTACGTCAATATCGTTTGATGACAGATGCTATAAATATTAAAGATCCGTTCATAATAAATATAGGTGTCGAGTATGATATTTTAACACGACCAGGTTATAACAGTTACGAAGTGCTATTGCGATGTAACGAAAGATTAATGGTTTTGATGTCAAACGAAAATATGCAGATAAACGCACCGATAATGCTTTCGAATCTTATAACTGAATTAGATAAACTTGAAGGTGTTCAAAGTGTAGAAAATTTTGTTGTGAAAAATCTGCATGATACAACATTAGGATACAGTGGAAATCTTTACGACTTAAATGTTGCGAAACGTAACAATATAATCTATCCGAGTTTAGATCCGTGTATATTTGAAATAAAATATCCTAAGAACGACATTGTCGGACGTGTAATCGATTTATAATTAAGGTGAACTCATGTATAAAGTATTATATCCGAAAAAGGATGCCACAATTTACGAAAAACATCCCGAGAGAAATTCTGGTGTCGACGCAATAATTGAAATTACAAAATTTGCACCTGGTGAATCATATAGTGATGTCACAGACGAATTTGCAACATGGGATACAACTTATAATTCACGAATTTTGATGGAATTCGATTTGACCGATTTGAAACGCCAAGCATCAGCAGGTCAATTCAGTACCGCGTCAGCAAAATATTATCTCAATCTAAAAGCATGTGATGCTAAATCTCTAAATACTGAATACACACTATATGCGTATCCAATTGCACAATCTTGGGTGAATGGTAACGGTAACTATAATGATACACCTGAAATAACAAACGGAGCCTCTTGGAAATATCGTGATAGCAGATATCAAGGTTCTCAATGGAATTCTTCATCATATTCGCATGATTATGCTACAGAAAAGGGTGGTGCGAATTGGTATCCACAATACGCAGCAAGTCAATCGTTTTCTTTCGAAGAACCTGATGTACGTATGGACGTAACAAAGATTTTCAAAGCATGGATGGCGAATACGATACCGAATAACGGTCTCATATTAAAGCACACTGCATCTGCCGAAGAGGATGCGACAATATACGGCTCACTTAAATTTTTCGGCAGGGAATCACATACAATACATTTACCTAAATTAGAAGTATTTTGGAATTCATACGAAACATACACTGGTACATTTGCTTCGAAATCAACTATACCAGAATCGGCAGTTGTATATGCTAAAAATATCAAATCAGTATACCGTGTAAATGAAAAAACACGTATGCGTTTTGCTATACGTGCTAAATACGAATCAAAGTCGTATACAACAAGTTTACGCAGTGTCACTGAATATCGTTTTCCAACGACGACATATTATTCAATTGTCGACTCGGTTACAGGAATACCAATAGTCGATTTCGACACTGTCGGTACAAAAGTTGAAATGGATGCGAATGGTCATTACGTCGATATCGATTTAACAAATTTTATGCCGGTACGTTATTACAAAATTATATTTAAGGTTGTAGATGCAGCGAATGACACCGAAACTATAATCGATAACGATTTTAACTTTAGAGTAGAAAGATGATAAAAATTAATTTATTAGAAGGACAACTGGCATTTTCGGATCCGACAGAAATCGATTCTGAAAAGTTTAAATTCATATTACATTCACTGTACGATGACACGAATTCGAAATTTACTAATTCGAATAAAGATTATGAAGATGTTATAAAAAATCACCCAATCGCATCTAAATTATCAGTGAGAAATTCGAAAGGTGTATATACTGTACCTGTCGAAAAGGATATGGTCTATATAAATTTTTTACCGAAAAAGACAATTGTATTCGGTGACTCTTTCGATTATAAATTCAATACAAGTTTCGAATATTTTACACCAATAGATTTAGCATTAGATTTAGATGAAACTATTGTACTCGAAGACGGTATAGTTTTCAGAGTCACTGGTGAAGGTGTGAAAGATTTGCAAGACTATAAATATTATACCATCGAAGATGGTGAAGTAAAAGATATACCGAATTTCAAAACAGCAGTTGTTTTACTTGCAGAAAAGGGCAAACTGATAGATGATATTCGAGTTGTGGAACCTTCACAATTTAAAAGTTTATTAAGAGAGTCTGACAAAAACGCATTAATAAAACAAGGGTTTACACGTGATGATGCACAAAGAGTTGCTAACGAGATCGCATTAAATTTACCGACATCGATGCCTACTGGAAGTCTATCTGCAAAAGGTGGCGGTTCAGCACCAGGTGCCGGTTCGAAAGGTAGTGGAGGCGGTGGTGGAAGTAAAGATGGTTCAAGTGGACCTGCATCAGGAGGCGGTGCCGGTGGCGGAGGTGGCGCAGGCAGTGGCGGCAGTAGCGGCGGTGCTGGTGGAGGTGGCGGTGCCGGTGGTGGAGGTGGTGCCGGTGGTGGAGGAGGCGCAGGCAGTGGCGGTAGTGGTGCCGGTGGAGGTGGAGGTGCTGGTGGAGGTGGCGGTGCTGGTGGAGGTGCTGGTGGAGGTGCTGGTGGAGGTGCTGGCGATTCCGTACCAGATCGATCTGAAGAATTTACAGATGGTATGCAACAAGAGACATTTTCAGAAGCATTTTTGCAATTGGCAAATACGACAACAAGTCAGTGTCAAACTATACAAACGTTCCAAGAACAAACACAAACACAGTTTGATACAATGAATAATGAAATTGCCGCAACACGTGCTGAAGCAGATGCTGCAAAAGCGGAAGCAGAAGCAGCAAAGGCACAAGCGGAAGCGGCGAAAGCCGAAGCAGATGCAGCAAAGGCCCAAGCAGAAACCGAAAAAGCCGAAGCTGAAGCGGCGAAAGCCGAAGCTGAAACTGAAAAAGAAAAATTTTTATCGCAGCAAAAATAATGGTCAATAATGAGCCTACAAAGATTTACAAATTTTGAGAAACTGAATTCATCTAACAGGCCAATGTATGGTGAACTGTATTCTGATACAGATTATCAAATATTGCAGTCGAAGGATCTGTATACTCTGATAAAATCAGTAAATGAAGGCTCACTGTTTACAGAAGCACACGTATATACATTAGGCAACGATTATTTAGGATCGATTTACGATAATCGATTGTTATTAGATGCAGATTCTAACAGTCTATTTGTTGATGCTCGTGAAGTATTCAGTAATTTAGGAATACGAAAAGGTTCTTATAAATTAGCAGTAAATGTTTTTGTGCCGATTTACGGCCGACCTGGTAGCGAATTTAAGCCTCCGGTATTTATCGATGAAATTTCACCAGATCGTAACGAAATAAAACTCGTACTAAAAGACGGTGAAAATAAAATACAACTGCAACAATTCAGAGACTACGTATTCTCCTACAATTTTGTAAATCTTCTGAATTTCTTATCGATAAATTTCGGCGGCAATAATGTATACCGAATTTTAAATATACGATTCGACGAGAAAGATCCTCTTGTATTTTATGTTAAGATACATGGTGAACTTGCCGATTCAGTTGAGGAATACGATGGTGCGTGGTTTGGAGTCGAAGCGGTAGATTCATATATAGATAATGTAATATTAACAACTGAATCCGATATACCTGTACTAAATAAATTACGCGGTCCTAAATTCGATATCGATGTCGACCAGTGGGATTCTAACGCAACAATGTATCAGAGTTGGAATCAGTTATTAGATGCGAACGCACCTACTGCACAAAGAATAATCGACAACATAATATCAGGTTCAGGACAGGCTACAATAAATATCGACTATACCGATTATGAAAATTTTATTTTTTACAGTAGTGCATCGGATCGATTAGCAAATTTCAAGCGAAAAGTTGAACAGATCGAATTATACAATAATGATATAACTGTTATAAATAATTCAGTTTCACCTGGTCAAAATTTATCGGTATTTTCAAGAAGATCAAAAGATACACTGCAAACAAGAATAGATACACTCGTATCTGCGTTCGATCCTTTTGAACGATGGATGTATTATCAGCAATCAGGTTCAATATTCACCCATGACATTACAGGATCGGTAACACCTTGGCCTAAGTATGAAACCGGTAACAAATACGTATTACATCCATCGACAAGTAGTATTGTCAAAAATTGGTATACAGAGAATTATCAATTAGCAAACGAATACGATTTACAAAATCAGAATAGTCTTTGGTGGTCGATACCTGAACACGTATTGATGGATGCGAACAATTCTGAATACATCACGTTTGTAAATATGATAGGTCAGCATTTCGATGTGATGTATATGTATGTAAATGCGTTGACTAAAATTCATGAACGAGACGAACATCCTGAACGTGGTGCAAGTAATGATTTGCTTTATTATATTGCGAAAAGTTACGGATGGAATTTACAGAATGCCCGTGGACTGTCGAGTCTATGGTTATATAAATTAGGTACCGATTCTACCGGAAGTTTTCAAACATCGTCTGGTTTATCGGTATTGCCACATGAAAGACAAACCCAATTAATTTGGCGACGTATTGTAAATAACTTACCGTATCTCTTAAAAACAAAAGGTACCGATCGATCTGTAAAGGCGTTGATGTCAATTTACGGCATACCTCAAACCCTATTGTCGATAAAAGAATATGGCGGACCGGGTATTGATAGTGATATTCCAATTGCCATCGAAAACATGTTTACCTATAAATTAAATGTAAACGGCAATCAAAACAATCAAATAACAATAGCACAAGAATTAGTTTCTGCATCTTATTACGGTTGGGGTAACGGTTCATGGTGCAATGCTACACCAGGTCAACCTATAGTATCAAGAACACCGGACACTTACGAATTCAGATTCAGTACAAAACAATCTGGTTCATTGGGCGCAATTCCGTTATTCGTAAAAAGAAACGCGACACCAAACTTTCCTGAACCGTATGGTCTTAATTCCGTATTATCTCTTGTATCTGCATTAGAATTAACAGGTACCGGTTCGGTATCAGGAAGTACTGAATACGGAAAACTCGTATATGAAGATTTTATCAGTGGTGATATTCAATATAGTAATTGGTTGCCGGTTTTCGATGGCGATTTATGGACGGTTCGATTATATAATGAAACACCAATAAGCGGTACAATTTTAAATGAACGCGTTCAGATAGCGAAAGCATCTGACTATCTTTATGGAAGAGTTGTCCACGAATCCGCAATGTCGATGTCAGGTGTCGATTATACAAGTCAGCCAATCGACTATGTATATTTAGGTGGTAAAGCAGGCATCTATTATTACGGGCCATCGTTGACCGGTTCGATAATAAATAACTATACTTTTACGCCTCATGATTTTACAACATGGTTTTCCGGTTCTTTACAATCGTATAAAGAGTATTATACAATTTACGGAAATGAAACTTTCAGAAACCATGTTTTAAATCCTGGTGCATATAATGTAGATACACCGTCAGGGTCGTTTTATTCGCTGTATCGATATTATCCTTTAGGTGGTGATGTACAGAGATTCGATCATACTACACATTTATATTTATCTTCATCACATCCTGATAGAACAAAACAACCTACACCGGCATCAATGTCAGGTTTTACAGGTAACCAAGAATCACAATATGAATCGATAAACGAAACATATTATTCACAGGTTCCGAAAGTTGGTGGTATACCGATTCGTAACGAAAAAATCCGCATCGAAGAAAATTCATTGCGATATGAATTGTCGCCAGAATCAAGAGGTGAACAATCCGAATATGATGATAAACCTACGGATACGAATCGTTTAGCAATTGTGTTTTCGACTGCCGATTATCTAAATCGTGACATTGCTAATCATATGGGATTTTCAGATTTAGATACATGGATCGCAGACCCTGAGGAAGAATTCGAAAACGAATATAAAACACTGCAACATAGACGTAACGATTATTTTCAGAAGTTCAATAATAAAAACGATCTCAATTCGTTTATTAGAATTTTAAGTCTGTACGATTATACATTTTTCGAACAGTTAAAACAATTGGTTCCTGGTAGATCCGATCTTATAACCGGAATTCTAATAGAGCCGCATATTTTAGATCGATCTAAGGTTCAAATATCGAAACGGCCGAAAGTCACAAATCCACAATGGGATCGGACAATTGTTTATACAGTATCACAGAGTGGAGTGTTTCCGACATACAAAGCAGATATCCAACATGAAAAAATTGCAAGTGTCGGTTATTTTTATGAAACCGGTTCTGTCGAATTAGCAGAAGTTGTCGATACAAGTTATGGTTATATTGAAAGTGAAATCGCAAGTCCTTTTGAATTCGAAACAACTGCAAAAGAAAATGAAACCGGTTCTATTCGTATACGCGATCCATATGAAACTTTTGCGTCTGGTTCTATAATACGACAAATCGATACAATGCGACCTAATTGTCGATATTCGAAAAAGGTATGTTATTATGATGCGTATCCTTTAAGATACTCATTATTCAGAGAGAGTAATATTCAAAGTGGTAGTTTACAATATTGGGTAACTGAATCTTATAATCCACCTTATCTTGTAAGTGAAGAGACGTCTTCTTATAAATGGGATAATATTGTCGGTGAATATCGATTCAAGTCAGCATTTCATATGCCTCTTGGAACAATAATATCACAATCAGTAACAACTGTAAAAGATGCGAAATATCTAATACGTGTATTTGCAGCACCTTATACCTCAGGTAGCGTATTTAATTTCGACGAGACTGGTGGCTATAACTACGAGCATAATTTATTAAACGTATCGATTATAACTTCTGGTAGTCCAATTGAATATTCGATTTACGATTTAGATACAGTTAAACCTATAGTATCAGGTTCTAAAAAATGGTTAAGAGAATACCGATACTATATAACAGGTTCAGGTGCTGACACGATAAAATTCAGAGCAGGAAATATTTTTGAGACATTCCCTGCAACTCGTGAAGGTATATTTTTATATACAGCAGAAATTCATCCGTATCTAACACCTTGGCAAGAAGGGTGGGCAAAACGTGCATACGAATTAGGTGATCGATCACATGTTCGTGAGGGTTGTGTATTAGAAAATTGGTACTACCAAATCGACGAATGTTCATCTCAAAATAATTCAAGATTTGCAGGTAGTAAACTATCAGGACCAGGAATCAATATCGATTCACCAAATACAGTTGATGGCGGACCTGTTGTTGTTATTCAAGTTACAAGTCCAAATAATTTAACATTGGGTGATAGAGGTGCTGAAGGTAATTTACGTTTAGAATGATGTTAAAATTGTGTATATAATGATATTTATAAGAAAGTGAAATCATAAGGAAATATAATGGATAAAGATTACGAAAAGTTTTTCAAATCGGCATTGGAAAAGTTTAACATAAATTCACCTGCCGATCTTAAAACAGATGAAGAGAAAAAGAAGTTTTTCGATTATGTAGACAATAACTACAAGGCGAAAAACGAGGGAATATCAAAGTCCGCAAATACCTATAATAACAAGATGATACGGTTACGAAAAGCGATTCGATTGGTTGTTGAATCTGAAATTAAAAAATTGAATAAAAAGTAAGTAGGAAAATATGGGATATCTAAATAACTCTTCAATTGTTGTAGATGCGATCCTGACAAGAAAAGGTCGTGAATTATTAGCAAAAGGTCAAAACGAATTCAACATAACACATTATGCATTAGCAGATGATGAGATCGATTATACTTTATGGAATCCTGACCATCCATTAGGTTCTGCATATTATGGTGCAGTTATCGAAGCGATGCCCATTACTGAAGCAGTTCCTGATGAGACGCAAGTTATGCGATATAAGTTGGTAACTTTACCGAAAAATACAGTTCGTATTCCAGTGGTGACTGTACCGAATAATTCGATAACATTATTAGCTGGTCAACAGGATACAATTATCCCAAGTACGATTAACTATCGTGACGGAAATACAACTTATGGATACACTGCAATTCTTGCCGATAGTGATGTAGTAAGTTTAGAGGTAGTAGAAGCATCGGCAGCAACAACAAATTTCACTACTCCACCTTTAGCATTATTGGAACCAGGACAATCAGTATCACTTGCAGGTAAGTCTTTCAGAATTGTAGGAAGAGAAGCACCTATTGTCGACAAGACAACTACTCTTACAATTTACGGAAACGAGACTGGCGGTCAAACTGTTATTAATATAACTGTACAAAAAGAAACGACCTCAAATAGAGGTAGTCTTACAAACTAATAAAACGAGACATACAATATGGCAATATCTTTTAATACATTTGGCGGTGGTGGACAGAGAACTCCGGGCGTTGATAAATTCGGAAATCCAGTATCTCCCGTCAGAAGTCCTGGTTTACTATTAGATCAAAGTCAACTTGACGCGATACGTGCGGCAGGTTATACACTTACACCAACATCATTCAATTCGACATATCTTTTAGCAAACTTTACCGCAATAAAATTTGCAGTGGGTAACACTGGAAAATATGTTGAAGCGTTCCAAGATCAGAATGGTGTACCTTATGTATTATCTGAACAAGATGTTGCTTACATGTTAACAATTACACCGGTACCACCTTCACCGGTTGGCGGTGGTGGAACAGCTATTGGTACTGGCACTGGAACGAATGGTGGACCGGATCGTACAGGAGGCGGCGGTACACCAACAGGAACAGGTACAGGCTTAGGCACCGGTATTGGAACAGGCACTGGCGGTGGTTTTGGTGGAACTCCAACTGGCGGAGGTGGTGGCACAAATAATACTCCTGCTGGTGGTGGCCCTCAAGTACCTGGTTTAGGTTCTGGTAAAATTTATTCACAATTCGCAATCGACGATATAGTACCGAATCAACAAGAAGTTGTTACACGGGCGTTATGGTCAAATAATGTAGGTAATTTGTTAACGTTTTTTACAAGTTCTGCACAAACAAATACACAAAAACGTTATTACTACGAAATATATAACAGTTCATCTGCAGCAGGATGCTCTTCAGAACCACAGTTTAGTGTTGCATACGGTCATAAATTAGGATCGGGTTCAGTTGATGAAGGCGGTCAAATCGAAGATACACCGTCACGTGCAATTTACGGACAATATCGATTATTATGTTTGAATCCTAACGAGGAAAGATTTGTAATTGGTGGTACAGCAACAAATTCGATATATGCAATAAATGTAAATCGTGCAAGAATGCGTGAATATTTAGATGAAGGAAATCTTGAACTGAATATTGCAGCACTTTCAGGATCTAAATTTATTGCTGGTGGTGGTTTACCACAAGCACATACCGGTAGTAATGTAAAATTAATAGGTAATGGTATACTACCCGCCAAGCAAGCAAGAGTAATAAGATTGATCGACGACTCTAAAATAAATCCTGCTACAATAAAACAATCAGGTGAAGTTTATAATATCGTCTCTGGTACAATTGAAGACGGTGTTTATAATGCATCGAATCCTCATGTATACGGTTTACTTTTTAAACGCAAAGGTATAATTGTATTAGACGGTGTTAAATTAGACCAAAGCGCATCCTTTGCAACAGTGACCGCACGTGAAACAAATGGCGATAACGCATATAAATTGTATAAAGCAATTTCAGGTTCAGCAAAATTTGATGACGGCACTGGTGACTATTTAGGTTTTCAAGGTAGAGGCGCAGAAAAGGTAAAATCTACACATTATTTTGTACGGGCTAAAAACTCAGATTATAACTTTTCAAATAACCCAACATTTGTAACAGGAACATTAGGTGATTTACGTCATGCAGATATGTTTACAGATCCTAAAACATATATAACTGCTATCGGATTATATAATACGAATAAAGATTTAGTTGCAGTTGCGAAGTTATCACAGGCGGTTCGTAAATCGTACAAAGAAGAAGCATTAATTAAAATAAAGTTGGATTTCTAATAAATGGCGTTACGACAAATTATAGTTCTTCCTTCAGGGCAAGAAATCCGTGATATTACAATACATACTGCGGATGAAATAAACTCATTTATCGCATCATTGAATCCGAATCAGTTTACTGTCGGTGTCGATATGTTTGAGGAATGTCCTGATAAATATAATTGCGTAATGAACTCGGTTGATTTTAATAGACCGAATAGAAGATACGGTGCAATTGGATACGAACCATTTGGTACAAATAATAATGATCGTCTTCCAGTAGATCTAACAGGAATTTCAAATTCGAATTGTGTATATATTTTAAGTGTGCGAAATAGTTCAGACTGGTCATATTTCGAAATGAATTCGTCCGGTATTGCTGTACAATCTGGTTTAATACCCGATAACAGCACGCGCCTAGCTTCTCAAGATGGACAATATCGTAAACTCGTAATCTATAAAATCTGTGCGTCAACAATTCGTTCAAATGGCCCGTTTACTTTTCAAGACCAAGAAATACCATTAGGTTCAGGTCAAATTTATGCAAAAATCGATCAGAATGACATTTTAACAGAAGTCGATACAACATCTGCAGGGTTATGGACAAATAATGCGTCGATTTTAGAAACACCAAATACTGCAAGTTTACAGACTTCGAGTTCTGCAAATTACATATTGGAAGTTTATAATAATCCACCAAACAGTAATGAATGTTTGGAGCTGCAATATAAAATTGTATACGCCGACTACAATGGTAAAGGTGCAAGAGACTTAGGTGGTAAAGACAACGAGACTTTGACAAAGGCAATGTATACACAATATGCAAATATACTTTTGCCACCGGGCCAAAAGAAATTTAATTTCAACGGCACCGACGAAGACTATGTGTATATAATTGATGTCAGCCGTAGCCGATACAAATATGCAATGGATCCTGGTAACTGGCAAGTCTCTTTAGCATCTTGCAGTTTCTCAAATGATGTCGACATTGATAGCGTATTAGAAAATATGCAAACTGCGTCATTCAAAAACGATTCGGTAACACTTGTTGATACACTCACTGGTCAGAGTAAGACCGGCAAATCGATATACTATTCGAGTAAAGGTTACGATATTGTTGTTGGCACATTAGAAGACGGCGTCGGCACAAACTATGTTTCTGCAAGTATAGCATCTTCAAGTCTTGCGAGTGGTGGTAGTTCGTATATAAGTACGAGTAATAATCCATCTAATACTACTGTAATTGTACAAGGCGCCCGCGTGTTTGTTTGGAGTCCTTATTACAATATGCCTGGTACTGGAAACGATAATTTTAATGCTCCGATAACCGTGACCGGTTCTTTCAGAATGAATTTCGCAGGGTTCACAACCGGTGCAACAACAACTGTACCACCTGTCGAATATCAGGTCGGACTATATCAAGGATCTTGGACTGGTAGTATAAAAATACCAGCAGGTGCCACAATAGCACCGACAATAATGTCTGGTTCTACAAGAGGCATATGGAATAGAGACAATGACGGTAAATTTCATTGGTTAGCATCTACAACGGATTTTAATAATCGAAAAATCCGTCTCACAAAAAACTTTATACAATATAAAGGCGCACTGAAATGGGGTGCAATGCCGAATTACGTTTCAGGTGTTGAATCGACATTTGGTACAACATATAATCTAACCGATGTTGATTATGGACAAACAGTCGTTACAGGATCGTTTACAGGATCTGCTGAAGCGAACTACTATACAGATGGTTGGGGACTGAAAACATATATTGCAACTGGAAGTTACGAAACATTACCGAATAGTAACGGTTTTGTATTGATACCGGTAACATCTGATGCTTATGGAAAATTTTATCCGAATCATGGTATACTTGTTTTATCTGGTCGTAAAATGGACGAACTCGGATTTAATACAAATCGCTCAGTAGAAAAAAATGGGTATAATACGTATCGATTATTTCACTCTATGAAACTCGTGTTAGATCGTAACTTGACAGATCTGTCAGGTGATGCTTTAGGGTTTATGGGTAGGTCGGTCGACATAAAATATAACAAATACTGTTTTATTCGAGTAAATAACAGGAAGTTTAATCACTCAAATAATCCAACATACCAAAGTGGAAGTTTAGGTGATATTGTTACCGATTTCCAAAGAAAGAATCAAGCGTATTTCACATCAATAGGTATTTATAACGAGAATAAAGAATTGTTAGCAGTCGGTAAGATTTCAAAGGCACTTGTTAGTTCAATGACGCACGAATCTTTATTCACTGTTAAAATTGGACAGTAAACGATAAAAATGAATGGCGATACCATCTACAACTGCACCTGTTAAACCTCAAGATTTTACTTTAAGTCCCTTAAAGGTAAACAAGCAGTTTTCTATAAATAATTTGGTATTAGCAGACACTGGTTCCGGTTATAATTTAGTTGAAGGTTATTATACAAAACGTATAACTCCAATTGGCGCCCCTCAAGCGGCGAACGATCCTAAAAATTCGATCGACGGAAGTTACAAACATGTTATTTGGAGACACATCGATCATTTATACTATAGAGATGCGTACACTCCTGGTTACACATTAGAACATTCAAATCGAAGATACGCCGACAAATTTCTGAATCTTACCGCATCATATTTATCGATGCCGTATTTAGACTATGGTGAAAAGATAAAACCGAATTCGATAACAATACGTAATACCGCACAGAACTTGACTGTTATTGATGACGGAGAAGGTAATATTTACGATGCGACTTTAGAATCGAAACTGCCGAATATACCAAATAATAATACTATAGCATATTGGGGGTGGAACGATATTTTTCGTCAACTTAAAACTGATAAAGGAACAGTTTCAGGCGTCAAATATCAATACGATTCATTCACGTTTTCACCGTATACATACAAGAGTGATATTTTCAATACATATTTCGAACAAGGTTTATCGATAAGCGGATCGAAATCTGGTATGACTGCAACATTTAAAAAGAATGCGGCAAGTTACGGTTATGTGTTAACTCCAAATAAGAACGAATTCAATTTTGATAGCGACGACGAGTTTACACTATCTTTTTGGATCCGTCCTGAAAAACAAAACACCACCGGTTCGGTAATTTCGAAAAACGGTGTACTATTTAAAAATCAATACGGTAAATTACCGAAAGTAAATTCAGAAGGTACAGTTTGGCCTAAGTATCATACATCGAGTTCGTATGTCGAACAAAATACCGATGTGTATCCATTCGATCTATCATGGACATATAAAACTGGTCCGACAGGAAAATTAACATTTACACGTACAGATGGTTCACGTGTGAGTAAGATACAATTGCCGGTATCCGCAAGTCAGTGGTCACATGTTAGTATTGTACGCTACGATACAAACTCTTCGGCAAAACTTAAAATGTTTGTGAATGGAAATCGTGTCACTGGATCTGTCACCGATTCGACTGTAAATCCGATGAACGATTTCGCATTATTGTTTGGTAGTCGAAACCGTTTAGGTGCAAATAGTTTCAGTGGTTCATTAGACGAAGTACGTTTTGTAAATAAAGCATTCTATTCAAGTTCTGTGATCGATAACGGTTTCTATAATAAACTGGCGAATCCTGATTTTATGTACAATACATCGGTAATCGGCAATGCGTTTTATCGATCAGGAAATATTGTAGTATCACCTTTACACCCTAAATACAAAAACATACTCAGTGGTTCGTATACGATATCGTATAAAGGTACACATACAGTCTACCAATATGAAGTTTTATGTAGAATACGTAAAGGTGATTTTAATACAACACTGAATCCGACTGCTTTAAGATCGGCTAAATCGGATTTATTTATAAACGATATTACAGGTTCATTACTGAAACCGTATGCAACATCTATTGGAATGTACAACGATAAGGGAGATTTAGTCGCTATCGGTAAATTAGGGCAACCTATACAAATGCGTGACGATGTCGATCTTAATATATTAGTAAGATGGGACGGTTAAAATTTAAAAAGGAGTTTCTATGAAAAAATTTATCTATTTTATTATTACGTTATGGGTAGCAGCATCGGTTATATTTTTAGGTTGTCAGAAAGATGAAATGGAATCAGAATCCGCAGCATCGATACCACAAACTGATATAAGTACCGCAGATACATTGCCACATTTAGTATCAAGAACTCAAACCTTAGATAAAATTTTCTATAGAGGGTCGTTAACAACGGACAATTATTTAGTCAGTTCAAACCGAGTCTACGAAATCTATAATAAATCGAAAGTAAAAGAGGTTAGATTCAATGCAACAGGTCAACTATCAATAAATGTTGCCGGTGTTGTATTACGTCATTACAATGTACAAATAGTTTATAAGGATTTAACAACGCGACAATTTACAGCATTTTCAAAATCTACATCTACATCGTTTACATATACACCAACGGGTTCAAATTTATTGACTGATACACACACCGCTAAATTTTTAGAATTGTCACAGACAAATATAAATAATGGGTACACATATCATTTATGGAGAGATGTGCAAATTGCACCTAAATCGTGGGATATAAAAAAGGACGGCGTGACATTGATAGCAACAAAATCTATTGAACCGATCGATAAAAATTCAAATATATTTATACCTCAGCACATTCATTGATATATATTGATATGATACGACTTAAAAAACTACTGAAAGAAATAGGTGAAGCCTCCGGCGCTAAATACAAATGGAAACAAGAAATTTCCGGTGATTTGAATAAAATAGGAGCAAAACAAGGTTATAGTTTTGTGACAGATAGCGGTTTGAATTATCGGGTTACCTTGAAAAATGATTTGAAATTCATAAAAGTTGATTTTGAAGCAGATGAATCATATAATGTTACAAATCGGGGAGAAATGTTTTCAGTAATGGCAACAATTGTGGATATTATAAAATCAGCACTCGAAGGTTTAAACACAGGTTCAGATTCAGATGATTCCGATGTCTTAGGTATAAAATACTCACCTTATCAAAAAGGTGGTGACATGGGCGAAAAACGAAACAATTTATATATAGCGTACATAAAAAAGGCTATTCCGAACATTGAAATCTATAAACGGCAACTTGCCGGCGTACGGTATACTTTTGCAAAATTCAAATAAGAAATCATGTCCACTGATATTTATATATAAATAAAGGATAACAATGAGATTAACATCATTAAAAACACTTATTAAAGCAGATACAAAAAAAATGTTAACGGAAGATTGGGGAGGATCTGATGAAGGTGTATTATTAAATTCAATGCATAAAGATTTACGTAACCCTAAAGATCCGCCCTCTATAATTGCTGTTTTTGATGCTTCTGAAACTGCAAACGATTTTTATAGAGAAGAAGAATCAGATTATGACAGATATAGAGATAGTCATATTAAAGCATCTGCACATAAATATTATCAAAAATATTTTCCTGTTTTTTATAAAGGTATGAAAGAACTTTTCTCTTAAATGGCACATTGGATATATGAAGGGCAACCGGTAACAGAATTACCTGAAAATGTTTGCGGGTTTGTTTATGAAATTAAAAACCTGACAAATAATAAAAAGTATATCGGTAGAAAATACACACAATCTACTACACGGAAACCCTTGACTAAAAAACAAAAAGAATCAGGCCGTGTGAGGCGTGATGTTGTTAAAAAAGAATCGAATTGGAAAACCTACACTGGTTCAAACAAACAATTGAATGAAGATATAAAACTTTTGGGCAAAGAGAATTTCTATTTTGAAATACTTTATTTTGCAGAAACAAAAGGTCAGATAAATTATATCGAAGTGAATCTTCAACATAAAAAAGATGTTATTTTACGAGAAGATTACTATAATGATGCAATCGGTTCAAAGGATTTTGTAGCGCTTCGTGGCAACGAAAGTTTAAAAAAACTTCTTCTATAATTTGGAAATTCGAAATATTTTACGTATTTTTACAAAGTATGGTTGTAGATTTAGTGAAACTATTAGAATCGGTTTTAGGTGCGTCTTCGCAAAAAAGCAAAGGCAATTACGCATTCCATTGTCCTTTTTGTAACCATGCAAAAAGAAAACTCGAAATACATCCTGAAACACAATACTGGAATTGTTGGGTTTGTGGTACAAAAGGTAAATCGATGTATACTTTGTTTAAGCGTGCAAATGCAAAGGAGCATCACTTTATACGTTTAGGTGAACTGTTACCTAAAATCAAACGTGTAATTACGGAAGATAAAGAACAGATACGACAAATCTGCAATTTACCGAAAGAGTACACGCCTTTATGGATACCGAACCGCAAAAATTTTTTATGGAATACATGTGTCGAATATCTTTCACGACGTGGTATAACGCTCTATGATATTCTAAAATATCGTATAGGGTATTGTACACAAGGTAAGTATGAAAATATGATAGTATTTCCTAACTACGATAAAAGTGGTCAACTTACATATTTTACTACAAGGTCGTTTCTTAACACAAATAAGACAAAATTTGTAAACCCGCCGTTTTCAAGAAATGTTGTAGGTTTCGAAATGCAATTGAACTGGTCACTGCCTTTAGTACTTGTCGAATCTGCATTAGATGCGATAACGGTTAAGCGTAATGCGAGTCCACTATACGGTACAACACTGTCGAAGTCACTTCGTTTGCAAATATTGGAAAATGGAGTTACCGATCTGTATATTGCATTAGATGACGATGCATTAATGAAGTCGATAAAAATAGCCGAGTATTTTATGGGATTCGGTGTAAATGTATATTTTGTGAATCTACCAAAAAATTCAGATCCAAATAGTTTGGGACATGAAAATATGTGGAACTTGATAGAGTCTACATCACCTCTATCCGAACAGGTATTATTCGAATATAAAATACAAGAGTTATTATGATTGATATATCAAAGATATTTCACGTTGCAGACATTCATATACGAAATTTGAAACGTCATGATGAATATCGATCCGTTTTCAAACGTCTTTTTAAATACTTGAAACAGAATGCGGATTCGAAATCTGTTATTTTTTTAGGTGGAGATATTGTCCATTCGAAAAACGATATGTCACCTGAACTTGTTGACATGGTGTCATCGTTCTTAACTGGTTGTGCCGATATCGCACCTACAATCGTAATTACCGGAAATCACGATGCGAACTTGAATAACGATTCACGACTCGATACACTCACACCGATTATCAGTGCTTTGAATAACGATAACATATATTATTGGAAAGACACTGGAGTTTACAATTTCCGTGGAGTTGCATTTTCTGTATTTTCAGTATTCGGAAATCCTGAAAATTGGATAACTGCAAAAGATATCGAATCTGATTATAAAATAGCATTACATCATGGTGCTGTATCAAGCGCAGTAACCGATTTGAACTATAATATCGAAAACGAATTTGTTACACCTAAATTGTTTGACGGATTCGATTTAGTTCTATTAGGCGATATTCACAAACGTCAATATTTAGATCCGAAAAAAACAATAGCATATCCTGGTTCACTTATTCAACAAAATCATGGTGAGGATGTCGATCATGGAATATTAGTTTGGGATGTGGCGACTAAAAAGTCTGAATATGTAAGAATTGAAAATACAATTGCATACGCAACCATTGAAATTTTAGATGGGAAAGTCACATCATCAAGAGAGTATATCGATGCACTGCCTAAAAATTTAAGACTACGTGTGCGTTATAAAAATACCGAGTATAAGGATATACAGAAAATTATTCAATTACTAAAGACACGTCACACTTTATTAGAAACGACTGTAATACGAGTTAACGATACCGAGTCGAACTTACAAGATCACCATACAGTATTAGGCGATGTACGTGATGTGGAATATCAGAATACACTCATAACTCAGTATTTAGAGGCATTAGATTCTAAGAAGACAGTCAATATCGATTTGGTACGACATGTCAATCGTGTAATGAATTCGAAACTCGATAAGACCGCAGTTATTGTGCGTAATGTTGTTTGGAAACCTTTAGTGTTCGAATTCTCAAATATGTTTTCATATGGTGAAAATAACTCGATAGATTTTTCAAACTATACCGGTGTACAAGGTTTGTTTGCTCCAAATGCTTCCGGTAAATCTACATTATTAGATGCGGTAACTTTTTGCCTATTCGATAAATGTTCGCGTACATACCGTGCAAAAGATGTGATGAATAACAATCGAAACAAATTTCAATGCAAATTAACATTCGAGTTGAATAATGAAATTTTTGTAATTGAACGTTTCGGCGAACGTCATAAGCGAACTGGAAATGTACGTGTCGATGTCAATTTCGGTAAAATGGTAAATGGCGAATATCAAAGTTTGAACGATATTGATAGAGATTCGACTAATAAAATAATAAGAGGATACATCGGTTCATATGACGATTTTCTTTTGACTGCACTATCGACACAAAACGACAATAAAAATTTCATATTCAAAACACAAAGAGAACGTAAAGATTTATTGAATTCGTTTTTGGATATATCGATATTCGACGAATTGTATTTGGTAACTCGAAATGAAATTAAGGGTAAACAAGTACTAATTAAAAATTTGGAATCGGATGTACTGCAAGACCATTATACAACTCTACCATCTCAGATAAATGAAATACATGAGAAATTTATAGAGACATCGGGTTCCTATACACATGAAGAAACTGTACTAAAAACTAAAGAAAGTGAACTTAATTCACTGAGAATACAGATACAAAATGTCGATGAAATTATCGATATTGATGCAGTTACAAAATCGATAGATGAAAACATTACGACTCGTGAACGGCTGAAACAAACGATATCCGAATACACTGACGAAATAAAAACATGTAAATCAGATCTCGTAAAACTACAAGATTCATTTTCGAAATTGGATTTAGAAAAAATTGAATCCGACAAAACTCGTTTGCAAGAAATCGCAAATTCTTTACAGAAACGTAAAGAACAGTATGCAAGAGTATCTGCTAATTTGAAACACTATCAAGAACAAATTTCACATTTAGACTCGCATGAATACGATCCGAATTGTAAATATTGCGTCAATAATCCATTTGTACAAAAAGCAAGTGAAGCGAAAGATAAACTACCAGAAACTATAGAAAAACACGAATCACTTAAATCGGAAATACAAAGTCTGACACGGGAACATGATGAACTGAAGCCGTTGGTTCAACAATCGGAATCTTCATATAACCAATTGCGAAACGATATCGGTTCACTTGAATCTAAAATTGTAAATTACGAAAATTTGAATTCGAACAATCGTGAACTATCGAAAACTATCGATGATAAAATAAAGCATCTAAAACAACAAGAGAAAAAATACCATAAACAAGAATCGATTCAATTGAACAATAAACTGTTATTGGAAAAAATTGCTGAATTAGAAATCGAATATAACTCGAACAAAACTATACAGAAAAAATACCACAATGATATGATGACATATAGTAATAAACTGTCGTCACTACAAACTACATTCGATATTTGGAAAACTAAACAGATGCAGTTAAACGATCTATACGATGAGATTTCCGTATACGAATCGTATTTAGAATCGATCGCAAAAAATGGTGTACCGTACATGCTTCTAAAAAAGATACTGCCAGTGATCGAAGACGAGGTGAATTCAATACTGAATCAAATAGTCGAGTTTTACGTTACACTTGAGGCCGATGATAAAAATATAAATTGCTATATACACTATAATGATGAAATGAATTGGCCTGTTGAACTCGCATCGGGTATGGAACGTTTTATGATTTCTGTAGCAATGCGTGCTGCACTTATAAATGTATCGAGTTTACCAAGGCCAAATTTTATCGCAATCGATGAAGGTTTCGGCGTATTAGATTCCGATAAGATATCTTCAGTCGGTTTACTTTTCGATTTTCTGAAAACGCAATTCGATTTTATTTTATGTATTAGTCACTTAGATGCTATGAAAGATCTTGCAGATAGTCTAATTCATATAAATAAAAACACAAAAGGTTTTTCCGAAATAAAGGCTGCTTGATAATTATGATAAAGGTCTGTTATTAATGCTCAAGAGTAAAAGATTTGCTACCGGTTTAGACAAAGTTTATAATCAAATCCCTATACAGGACACATCTTTATTATCGACTGATTATTTCCGATTATTCGATATACCAGAACGTCTGTATTTAGGAAAAAACGCATTCCGTATACGTGCAAATTCGAATACACTTGTTAAGTCATCACTTATCTATATCGATATAATAGATGCTGCAGGTAAAACAGTATTCCATGAAGTTGTCAATTTTATTGGAGAAGACGACGCACGATTGATCGTTGCACATATATACGAAACAACTACACCTGGTGAAGCGACAATATACATCGCTGGTAGGGCATCGGTCGATGTTAGAAATGGAAATGAACTCGCATATAGTAGAGATGCCAGTAGTTCAGATTTTATCGATAATCCGAATCTTATATGGTCAAAACGTATAATCATAATTCCGAATATACAAAATAGTACCGAATTAATTTTCGCTTCGCCGCCCATAGTTAGAGCGACTGAGAGACGTGAGAGATATTACGCCTTCGACACCGATCCTCGTGACCGTAGAAAGGTAGTCACTGGTTCATTTAAACTTTCTACAACCTCACCCGGTGTTGAATACAAATATAGTGATACACTAAAAGGTGCAGTTCGAGTAAGTGAGATCGATGAAAATATAATTTACGATCCGAAAGTTGGTCCGAACTATTTCGAATCGAGTCAGGATCTAATTTCACCGTTTAAAGACATTAGTGTTATCTATGATGCAGGTGGTAGTTTCGATGAACAATATGTCGGAGGTACTCTTGTCGTAAAAGGTTTGACAAATCAATTAGGTTTAGACAAACAGACCATAGTTTCATTAGGTGGTACTGTACCGGCATATAGTTGCAGCGTACTCGAAGTGATGGATGCGAAAACTGCAAAAGTATATCCTCCATTCCGATTCGATTATGTAAGAGACGGTCAAACGAACTCTGTAAAAAAGTTTTTCGATATACAAAATGTGACTGCAAGTTATTATTCAACAGAAGACGCACAGTTGTCGCAAGTTGCAAGTGAATCTTTTGTACAATTAGATTTTTTCAATTTACAACCTATTGCAGGTGATGCGGACAAAGTTCGTATAAGTTATAAACCGTTCGGGTCATTCGGCGAATTCCGTGACATTGGTGAATATAAAATAAAAACGCAGGATTTCTTAGTATCAGAGCAAATCGACCGAACTAAAATCGAGTTTGTTGAAAAATCGGTCGGTAAGTTTAAAACAGCAGCTGAATTCACGCAATACTGGCAATATGTAAACGGCTCTAAAAAAATAACGCCTGTAAACTCTGTGATATTTAATAATCAGGGTACTGCGTTGTCTGCATCATATACAAGTTCTATAGTTACCGATTATGATTATTATGTGCGACCTTACCTATCGATTAATGCAGTTGAAAATACTGAATTCAAATTGACCGTGACAACAAACGGCGCAGAATCTCTGAATTCGAATACCCCACAAATCGATATTTTTATATCAGGTTCAGATGTTGTTACAAATATACTGAATCTCAAAAATGTTAGAGAACCGATAAAGGCGCCTCTATTAGGATCGTATTTAGCATCAGTATCAGAAATCAGTACACCAGAATCGAAAAAGTTCGAATTCTATTTTAGAGTAGGGTCGACCCGTGCTATACGTCCTGTATTCGCATTTAGAGATTGCGATATTGTCAATATAAAAAATATAACAGTTCAACCTCGTAATGAAAGAGGATATTCACCTAATCAGGCACGACTGATATTACCGTTATCGTCATTTGAAACAAATACCGAACTTGTTTTGAATATCGACTATTATACAGAGAACGGTATAAAATCAAGAATATTCACTCAATTATATGGTGTATATTTTCAAGGATTTGGTATACGTAGAGATCTTCTATCAGAAAATGATGTAATACAATCAATCTCAGGAAGTAGTTCAGATACAAAAACACGATTTCTAATATTATCAGGGAGTTATAATAATTTAAAACAAGATTTTGAAATATTCACAGGGTCAGTAAACATACAAGGTGTACAAGGCCCTCAAGGCACAATTGGTTCACAAGGCACTACTGGAACACAAGGCACAATTGGTTCACAAGGTACAACCGGTACACAAGGTACAACCGGTACACAAGGTGTACAAGGTCGACAAGGTACAATCGGTACACAAGGCACAATTGGTTCACAAGGCATAATTGGTACACAAGGTGTACAAGGTCGACAAGGCACTACTGGAACTCAAGGCACAACCGGTACTCAAGGTACAACCGGTACACAAGGTGTACAAGGTCGACAAGGTACAATCGGTACACAAGGTACAATTGGTTCACAAGGCACTTCTGGTACAAATGGTACTACTGGAACTCAAGGCACAATTGGTTCACAAGGCACTTCTGGTACAAATGGAACAACCGGTACACAAGGTACAATTGGTACACAAGGTACACAAGGTACTCAGGGTCATCAAGGCACAACCGGTACACAAGGCACCGTAGGTTCTCAAGGCACCTCTGGTACAAATGGAACAACCGGTACACAAGGCACAATTGGTACCCAAGGTACACAAGGTACACAAGGTCATCAAGGCACTATAGGTACACAAGGCACTGTAGGTTCTCAAGGCGCCTCTGGTACAAATGGTACAACAGGCAGTCAGGGTACACAAGGTACACAAGGTCATCAAGGTACAATTGGTTCACAAGGCACTACTGGAACTCAAGGTACAATCGGTACACAAGGTGTACAAGGTCGACAAGGTGCAACTGGAACTCAAGGTACAGTAGGCGAAACTGGAGCCGCAGGCACAACCGGTACACAAGGAACGATTGGTAGTCAAGGCGTTATAGGTACACAAGGTACACAAGGTACACAAGGCCATCAAGGAACAATTGGTTCACAAGGAACTAAAGGTGATACCGGGTCTCAAGGCACTCAGGGTACACAAGGTCGGCAAGGTACTACTGGAACACAAGGTACAGTAGGTGAAACTGGTGCAATGGGTACTACCGGTACACAAGGAACTATTGGAAGTCAGGGTACCGTAGGATCTCAAGGAACACAAGGAACTATCGGTTCCCAAGGAACTAAAGGTGACACTGGCGATATTGGTACACAAGGCACTCAGGGTACACAAGGACGACAAGGTACAACCGGTACACAAGGAACTATTGGAACTCAAGGTGCTTCAGGTACAACTGGGGATACCGGTTCACAAGGAACAATTGGTTCACAAGGAACCGTAGGATCTCAAGGAACACAAGGTACAACGGGTTCACAAGGAACTAAAGGTGATACCGGGTCTCAAGGAACTCTTGGTACACAAGGAACACAAGGCACTCAAGGTCGTCAAGGAACTAAAGGTGACACTGGCGATATTGGTACTCAAGGCGTACAAGGAACAACAGGCTCTCAAGGAACTAAAGGTGACACTGGCGATATTGGTACACAAGGAACCCAAGGCACTCAAGGTCGACAAGGTACAACCGGTACACAAGGAACTATTGGAACCCAAGGTACGCAAGGTACTCAGGGTACACAAGGAACGCAAGGTATTATCGGTTCAACAAACTTTCCACTTGTATTCGATTGGTCAGGTACTGGAACACCTTCAACCGAAGCGGCCGATGTAGCAGAATGGAAATATGTAGTTGAAAATGTAACAATCTATTCAGCATCACTATCAGCAAAAAATTTACCGAGTGGCGGCCCATTTGTAATGAAAGCCTTGAAATCAACAAACGGTGGTGCTACATTTTCAGGTACGATAGTTACAGTATCATTACCGGATGCCGGCTTCCTTTATTATGCAGTCACAGGTTCCCGAGCAGGTCAAACTACTCTTAGTAAAGGAGATCTATTACGATTAGATACCGGTGTAGTTAACGGTGCGTCAGATTGGTCTTTTCAACTGTATACTAAAAAGACCTAATAATTATTAATAACACGTAATAAAGAAGAATAATGGGTAATATCATCGTAACATATGTAGGTAGATTTCAACCTTTTCACAAAGGGCATTATGCGACCTATATGCATCTTGTCAAGAAATTCGGAAAGGCGAATGTTTATATCGGAACCTCAGATAAAGTAGAATTACCGAAATCGCCATTCGATTTCAAAGATAAAAAAACCATAATAACATCGATGTTCGGTATACCGAAGACGCAAGTGGTACAGGTAAAAAATCCGTACCGGCCTATTGAAATTCTGAACGATTATGATGAAGACTCGGATATATTGATAACGGTTGTCGGTGAAAAAGACTCCGGCCGTTTAGGCGGTAAATATTTTTTGCCGTACACTGGTAACACTGATTTATTGCCGTTTAAACAACAGGGCTACGTGTATGTTGCTCCATCACTACCGAATGCGATAAGTGGTACTGATGTAAGAGATTGGCTTAGTATATCTGATGAAAACAACGCTAAATTGAATTTCGAAAAAGCGTATCCGAATTTCGACAAGCGCATATACGATTTGATACGATCGAAACTCAATGTGATGAATGAAATGGCTAAGGCCGATTTAGATTCTGTGGAAAAATTCGCCGATACGAATTTAGCTCCATACGATTTCGAATTTGGTAGAGAAATCGATCATTTTTTTCAACGATTGAACGATCCAAGAAACGGCAAAGAAATTTCGTATGCGGAAATGATCGGGTTCTTTAAACGTCTCATTAGAAATAGAGCAGCGTTCGATGAATTCACTAAAAAATATTTGGAATTTGTAATTACGGATAAAAGAACAAATATCAATATACCGTTTAAAACACAGGCGAATCGATTAATCGCAAAAACAATTATGCGAAAGCCGGCATTTAAGTCACCGGATCCTGTGTTAAATATTGAAACAGTAAAAAAAGTCGGTGACGACTGGGTAGTGTATCCTAAAAAGGGTGGTAAACGATTAGGTACCCATGATACTAAAAAAGCGGCAATAAAACAACTGCAAGCGATTGAAATAAACAAAGAATCGGTAGAGGATACAAAGAACGAACTCCGTAAATTAGAATCGGAGAGAAATCGTTTGTTTTCGGCACTGATGAAAATGTTTCCGAATTCACCAAAACAAATAAAAGCTAAAGCCGAATTAGATTCTATAATGTCTAAAATAAAAAAATTGCGTACAGAAGCCTTAACCGAAAATATAATACTTGAAGGTGGTGCATATGGTCATATGGCACACCCATTCGATATCGACATGAATTTAACATTTGGCGATCTCAAACAAATTGTAAAGTCAGCATTAACTGGCGAACTCGAATTAGCCCGTGAGAAAACAGATGGTCAGGCACTTGCGATAAGTTGGAAAAATGGTGCATTGATTTCTGCAAGAAATAAAGGTCACTTAGTAAACGCAGGTGAAATGGCAATGACTGAGCAAGATCTCATCGATAAATTTGCAGGACGTGGTGCATTATCGGATGCGTTTACATTTGCAATAAAGGATTTAAAATCTGCAATAATACAATTATCTAATGCGGAACGCGAATCGATATTCAAAGAGGGTAAAGCGTTCATGAATTGCGAAGTGATATATCCTGAAAATACAAATGTCATTCCATATGGGCAATCGCTTTTAGTATTCCACGGTACAATGGAATACGATGAACGAGGGAATCCGATAAGCGAAGATCCTCAAGCAGGTTTTAAACTTGCCGATATGATCGAAAAGGTAAATGCCAATATTCAAAGTCGTTTTAAATTACAAGGACCTCCTGTACAAACTTTACCGAAGAGTCAAGATCTAATGGCGAAACAACCTGATTATATTACTAAGATATCGAAACTGCAAAAAGAATTCGGATTAAACGATGCGAATGGTGTTGAAGACTATCATCAAGCATGGTGGGAACAATGGATCAATAAAAACGCTCCGAAAGATTTGTCACCAGATATACGTGACGGTTTAGTTAAACGATGGGCGTTTTTCGATAAGTCGTTCCGATTAAATCAGATCACCGATCCTGACATCCGTCAATGGGCCGAAAAAACAGATAAACTCGACTACCAGAAAATTTCAAAAACAAATCTTATGAAATTCGAAGAAATATTTTTAGGCGTTGGCGCCGATGTACTTTCCTTCATGTCATCGGTACTTGTTGTAAATCCTGAAGAGGCGAAACGTGATATTGTCGACAAACTTAAAAACGCGATATCTTCAATACGTGCAACTGGTGATGCTAAAAATTTAATTAAACTCGAATTGGAATTGAAGCGACTCGAATCATTAGGTGGTTTTGAAAAGATTGTACCTAATGAGGGCATTGTATTTAATTATAAAGGTAGTACATATAAACTGACCGGTGCGTTTGCACCGTTAAATCAAATAATGGGCGTGTTTACATTTACACGTTAATCGAATCGAAAAAGATATTTATTAGTAAATTATAAGGAATGAAATGAACATAAGAAATCCGAAACACCCATTGCATGAAAAACAGATAAGATTAGCTGTACAAAAAATGGTGCAGCAAACTCTTGCAGAATTGATTAATGAAGAAAAAACTGAGACTTCTAAGGAATTTAAAAAAATCAGAGTCAAGAGATTTTTTGAAAAACTTGAAAACTCTTCATTGAAAAATCTATTGAAATTCAATAATACCGGTGACCAGGCAGAAGCAATTGTGAAGTTTGCTGATTTAGTAGGTGTACCGAAAGGTAAAATAAATGCAATGGTCCAAGGATTAAAAGACGCATCAAAAAACGACTAATATAATATATCGAATATGGCAAGGTTACAAAATGTTAAAGCAGTTCGTGAGATGCTTGAAGGTAAACATCGAACTCAAACACGTACAAAAATTGGTTTCACCGATGCTGATGTAGCGAGTGAGAAATCGAAACGCCGTGAAGTTGGAGAGACTTGGGAAGAGAAAGATTCGAATGGTGATGTTATTGCAGTATGGGAACAGAAGAACGGATATCGTGTACGCAGTGGTGTGCATAAAGAAGCCGTAGAGGAGATACGTGAATACTTGAATTCGTATCCGAACTGTTTACCTAATTGTCGTACAAAGGTGTACACGAAATTAGATAAGCGATTCCGTGCAAAATTCGGTAGATGTGCAGACTGCCAATTTCGTATCGAAACCAAAATGAAACAAGAAGGTAAATTTAAAGAGTACGAGCGTGAGCAGATGATGCGTAACGCCGAAGCGTTTTTCAAACAGGCCGATAAAGAGATCGACATAACTTACGAACAAATTGCCGGCGAATCTCACTTTGTGAATAGCGACGGGCGAATCGAAGTTTGGAATGGGGACCGAACACACGCAGAAAAAATGCGTGAAGAATACCATGAATTTAAAAAAATCGCGTTACAAAAAATACAAGAATATAATGGAAACACAACAAAAGTCTCAGAGTAATATACTAATCTATATCGTAATGATACTGTCGCTGATGTCAAACGGCGCACTTGCATATATTCTATATAATGCGTATCAGTATAAAACTGAAATCGTAACCGAAGTCTATTCGAAAATCACCGAAGCAGAAAAACTTGCAGTTGAAAGTGAACAGGTTGAACGAGATAAGCAGTTGACACTCGAAGAGATTTCTGAATTGAAAAAAGAACTTGATCGAATCGAACGCAATTCTAAAAAAGGTAAACCGGTCGATCTAACAGTCGAAGACGCATTGAATATTTTAAACAGTAAATAATATGAAACAGATACTGACAACTTTTTTCGTTTTAATATCTATTTGCGTATTCGCACAAAAAGCAGACTCGATCACTGTACACAAAGATCTCTTGATTAATGCATCGGTACGTATAAAAAATTTAGAAAGCGATTTACAAGTCAAGGATAGTCAAAATGCGAATCTGTTAAAACAGGTCGATGCACTGACTCGTCTAAATTCATATAACGAAACAATAATCGATTATCGAAATAAAGAAATCGACATCTATAAAAATGCCGTGAATCGATTTGTAGATTTTCCTACGAAACCTAAAGAGAAATGGTACGAAACTAAACAATTCAGTTTTATTGCCGGTACACTAATAGGCGGTTTTACAATCTTTTCAGGAGCGTATATTGTAGCAACAATTCGATAACACTATGTCAGAAAAACAACCGAACATACGTGATATTGTAACCCAAGAACTTGCACGATGTAGTGTCGATTATAATTATGCGATAAAAAAATACTGCAAGATCGAACACCCTATTCAGGGCAAAATTCCGTTTCAACTATTCCCGTTTCAAACACGGGCCCTTGAAGAAATAATATCGCATAAATTCAATATAATATTGAAGTCCCGTCAAATGGGAATTTCAACACTGGTTGCTGCATATGCTTTAATGAATATGCTTTTCCGTGAAAACTACAAAGTACTCGTAATCGCAACAACACAAGATGTTGCAAAGAACCTTGTACATAAAGTAAAGGTAATGAATACGAACTTGCCGTCATGGATGAAAACGCGTGTAGTAGATGATAATAAACTACAATTATCATTCGCAAACGGTTCAACAATTAAAGCTGTATCATCCTCACCAACAGCAGGACGTTCCGAAGCACTTTCACTATTGATTATAGATGAGGCTGCATTTGTTGACAACATCGATCGTATTTGGGCATCGGCACAGATGACATTAGCTACAGGTGGAGATGCAATATTATTATCGACTCCAAATGGTGTAGACAACTTATTTCACCAATTATGGGTCGATGCAGAAATACAAAAAGCACCAGACGGTTTAGATCCGTTTAATCCGATAAAACTTAATTGGGATCTACATCCTGAACGAGATCAAAAATGGCGTGACCAACAGACTCTCCATTTAGGTGAAAGAATGGCGGCACAGGAATGTGACTGCGACTTTTTGACATCAGGTCATTCGGTTATTGAAGGTGATGTTTTAAAATGGTACAACGAAAACATGGTTACCGATCCATTAGAACGCAGAGGGATCGATGGCGATTATTGGATATGGAAATATCCTGATTATACACGATCTTATGTTGTATCGGTAGACGTTGCTCGTGGCGATGGTGCCGACGATTCTGCAATTGAAGTTTTTGATGTCGAATCGATGGAACAAGTTGCCGAGTATATTGGAAAAGTATCGCCACGAGATTTAGGTAGAATGGCGGTATCGATCGCAACCGAATACAACACGGCAATGCTTGTAATTGAAAATAAAAATATCGGTTATGATACTGTACAAGAAGCGATCGACATGAATTATTCGAATATTTTTTATAGTTACAGACAGGATGTATATGTCGATCCGATAAAACATATTTCGAAAGGATACGATTTGAAATCGAAAAAGGATATGGTTCCTGGTTTCACAACAACTACCGCAAATCGTCCAATGATCGTATCAAAAATCGAGCGATATTTCAATGAAAAACTAATTATAGTAAGGTCGAAGAGGCTAATATCACAATTGCTTGTTTTTGTATGGCTAAACGGTAAAGCACAGGCAAGACCAGGCCGTAAAGACGATGCAGTATTATCGACAGGTATTGCGTTATTTGTTCGTGATACTGCACTGAAACTACGTGAGATTGGTTTAGATATGACCAGAAAAACATTACAACATATGCACAAACGAGTGTATACACCGAATGCGAATGGGGATAATTCAAAATGGACAATGGATGACGGAAAAGGTAATACTATATCGACACGGTGGTTACTATAAAAAAATTGAAATATGTCAGCAATAGGAAAAGTAATACAGCGACTATTTAGTCAAAAAATAATCATAAAAAAAACACCGGGTGATCGACTCCGTGTAATCGATTATGATAAATTACAGTCGATCGGTAATAATATAACGCCGAAATACGGTGGTATAAAATCGTCAAGATTTGGTGATAGCCAATACGGTACCGGTTATTCTTCACAGACCGAACAGGTCGATGCGGCAAGAATGGCTATGTATCTTGATTATGAAAGTATGGAATCGGATCCGATCTTAGCATCTGCATTAGACATATATGCAGATGAGGCTACTGTAAAAGACGCACATGGTAACCTATTGACAATACGGTGCGATGATGCAGAAAAGAAAAAAATACTTAATAACCTATATTACGATATTTTAAATGTCGATTTTAATCTGTGGCATTGGACAAGATCGCTATGTAAATATGGCGATTTATTCTTATACTTGAATACAGTACCTTCAGTAGGTATTGTGGATGCAGTGCCGATTCACCCATCACTGATTAAACGTGATGACTATGCAGGTGATAATCAAAATCTCACACAATATATTTATGAGGGTGAGACGATGTTTAATTATCAGAAAGCAAGAAGCGTTTTCGATTATCATGAGATCGCACATTTTCGTGTACTGACCGATACAAACTTTTTACCGTATGGTAAATCGTTATTAGAAGGCGCAAGAAAAGTTTGGAAACAATTGACCATGATGGAAGATGCGATGTTGATACATCGTATTATGAGAGCACCTGAGAGACGTATATTTAAAATCGATGTCGGAAATTTACCACCTGAAGCAATCGACGGATACATGGAAGACGTTGCGAATACAATGAAAAAGGTACCATACATCGATCCTCAAACTGGCGACTACAATTTACGCTTCAACCTCATGAATATGCTTGAGGATTTCTATTTACCGACAAGAGGTGCTGATAGTGGTACTGGAATCGAATCGTTACCTGGTTTGACAAATGAAGGTAGTTTAGAGGATATCGAATATTTGCAGAAAAAACAAATGGCGTATTTGAAAATACCGAAAGCGTATTTAGGTTATGATGAAGGTGTCGACGGTAAAGGAACACTTGCGGCCGAAGATATAAAATTTGCAAGATTCATAGAAAGAATTCAAAAAATTGTAGTATCTGAATTGCAGAAAATTGGTCACATACATTTATACATGCAAGGTTTCCGTGATGAAGATCTTGTAGATTTCTCTTTGGAATTGTCGACACCATCTTTGTTGTATGAACGTCAGAAAGTCGATCTGTTAAATGAGAAACTGAATCTGATTCAGAACATAAAAGAAAACAAATTATTCAGCCGTAAATGGGTTTACGAGAATCTATTCAATATGACACATGAGGAATGGGAAGAGCAGCAAGAACTGATGATCGAAGACCTTAAACGTGAATTCAGAGAAGAGCAGATTAAATCTGAAGGTAATGACCCGGCGAAAACTGGAAGATCATTTGGTACACCTCACGATATCGTATCTATGCAAATCGCATCGAGTATGGGTATTAAACATGCAGAGGAATCTGAAGCAGGTGACCGAATTACAAAACTCTATAAGAAAGACAAACGTGAAGAAAACACTGGTAGACCTTTAAAGCACGGATCGTTTGAACGTGATAAAGATCCGTTATATGGTAGAGACCCGTCAGGCAGAAAGGAATTCGCAAACGGGTTTTTAAATGCTGGTAAAGATTTGGAACTTATAGCGAAATCGTTCGGTAAAAAAGTTGTTGCACTCAATGAAACGAAAAAAAACGATTCAGATATCGATAATATTAAGATGCTTGATGAAAATTCATTGTTAGATGAATTAGTTTAAGGGAATTGCTTAATATTTATTATTAAATCATAGGTGTAGCATAGCATGAAGAAATTTAAACATGTAAAATACAAAAATACCGGTATCATCTTTGAGTTGCTGTCTAAACAGGTCGCATCTGACGTATTGACTAATAATAAAAATCAGAGTTTGACAATTGTTAGAAAATTCTTTAAAGAAGGTACCGAGTTAAATAAAGAACTGGCATGTTATCAAGCCTTAATCGACACACGAAACAAAAAAGAGTCAACTGCATTTAAACTCGTAGAGATTGTACTGAAACAGCGAAAGAGTATCGACGAGAAAAAACTTAATAAGGAAAAATACAGTCTGATATCTGAGATAAAATCTAAGTACGATCTTGCAAAGTTCTTCGAAGCGCGTGTACACGATTATAAATTGAAAGCATCTGTATATAAATTATTTGAATATGACTCTGCAGATAATCCAACAGGGCATGTGAATTCGTATGATACGATTTTAGAACATTTGACAGGTGCGAATAAAACTAAATTAACAGAATCACCACAGTCTATATACGATAAGCAGAGTTCGGAAATCAAACAACTTGCGTTCAAAATGGTTATCGAAAAGTTCAATAACAAATACAAGAACTTGAATCCGAAACAAAAAACATTGATAAATCGTTTTATAACTGAAAATACAAGTCTCCAACCATTTAAAGAATTTATATATACCGAAGCTATCGGTATACAAAAATCATTGTATTCTCTGATACGCAAGGTTGAGGATACAGCATTAAAAATAAAATTGAACGAAGTGACAAATTTAGCGAATGAGATTGTAAATGCTAAACGTGTTAAAGACGAACATATTTCATCAATGATTAAATATTACGAACTTATTCATCACTTGGAATCACGTAATGAGTCTAAAGTTAACTGACATTTATAAAGAAGACCTTAGAAAGTGGTTTGGCAAAGGCGGGTCAGGATCTTCAACTGGTGGTGGATGGGACCGATACAATTCAAAAGGTGAAAAGGTTGGAAAGTGCGGTGATGCAAAAGAGGGGGATGCGTATTCAGCATGTTTATCGAAAGAGAAAGCGTCAAAATTAGGAAAAAAAGGAATCGCATCATTTGTAAATAGAAAAAGAGCTGCTCAGAAAAAAGGTGGAGATGCGAAGAAAGGTGGAGAGCAGAAAAAAGGGCAAAAACCCGTGTATGTTAAAACTGGGGCATAATGTTAACAGAGAAAAATGTGCCGACCGATAAACAAAAATGGTCGTATTATAAATCACGAGCTAAAAAAAAATTCGATGTGTATCCGTCTGCATATGCAAACGCGTGGGCAGCAGGTGAATATAAAGATGCTGGTGGTGGGTGGAGAAAAGAAGAAGGTACCGAACCGTTAGATACTGTAGATGAATACGATGAAGTCGACGAGATGAACACAACAGCAAGTGCGGGCGGTGAATATCAAACACCATATGCATTTACTTCTAAAAAGAAAAAGAAAAAGAATATGATACCTAAATACTACGAACCTGCAATTGTTGAACAATTACTGTCTCGTATGAGCGATACGATAAAAAAATTAGATGAGATCTCATATAAAGATTTTAAAAACGATCCGAGTTCGACATTTAAACAAAAAATAAACACTGGTATCAAAGAAGTTTCGAAACAGTTATACGAGATCGAAAGCACTGTAAATCGGTTATCGAAATTAAAAACTGAAATCGGTGCAGATCAACAAATATTTTTAAAACAAACTTTCCAACGTTTCAATAAAATATCTGAAAGATTGTTACGATTAGAAAATAAAATAAGGGAGATTGGAAAATGACAAAGAATGAATTATTTGAATCAATTAGTAAATTGTGGGAATCTTTTGAAGAATCGCATAATGGTCAAACAAAAAAATCGCAAAGTGAAGCAAGAAAATTCGCAAACGAATTGAAAAAGTTATTACCTCTATACAGAAAGGCTTCAGTTGAAGAAGGTAAAACTAAATAAGAAAACGATATGAAAAACTTATTGGTAGAATACGGCAATTTCATTTATACACGTGACTCGATAACCGAATCGAAGTACGGCGACAATTCTTTTATTGTCGAAGGTGTATTGCAACGTGCTGGTGTAAAAAACCAAAATGGGAGAATATATCCGAAACCGATACTCGAACGTGAAATCGAACGATACCGTAAAGTAGAAATTGCACAGAAGAGGGCGTTGGGGGAATTAGATCATCCTGAATCGAGTGTAGTGAATTTACGCAATGTATCCCATAATATTCTGAATGTGGAATGGAAAGGCGATGACGTATACGGTAAAGTTCAGATTCTGAATACACCGTCCGGTAATATACTTAAAGAACTATTCAAAGCCGGTGTTACGTTGGGTATTAGTTCAAGAGGTATGGGAAGTGTGCGTCAATTAGATGAAACTACCGTAGAGGTGCAACCAGATTTTACACTTGTCGGATGGGATTTCGTTTCAAATCCTTCAACTCAAGGCGCGTTCATGCAACGTGTAAACGAATCAGCAAATCCGAATACTGAAAGTTACGATATCGCTAATGTTCTCATACGCGATATTATATGCGAACTTTCTGGTGTATGTTGTTTAAAATAAAATAGGTATATATGAAATCGAATACTTTAAAAAAATTCCTTAAAGAAAATGCAACTGGCGATAATCTGCGATACACGAAATCAGAAAAGCGTGCATTTTTAGAAGCATGTAGACAATACGGTAACTATAAAGAGTCGTTTGTGAAATCAGAAGAAATTCGTCAAAAGGTTGAAGAGATCGGTTGGCTGGTAGATACTGCTGAAAACATGACACTGCAAGAAACCGAAAATTGGTTCGATGGTGTAACTGTACAACGACACATGAAACAGTTAAAAGAAGCCTATAAAATATTACAGAAAACAGCAGGTGAACTTCGTCAGAGTCAACAAAGATTCGAATCTGCGTATGACGATATCGGTACTGTATTAGGAAAATACTACGAGGTATAACAGTGCAAAATAAAATCCGAACATATATACGACAAGCAGTTAGCGAAGTTATAAACGAAAAATCGGTATCACAAGACCAACAACAAGCAGCCGGTGCAGCATTGGCAGCAAAAAGAGGCGACATTCCAGTATCTTCATTAAAAGGTGCATCTAAAGAAATGTACAAAATGTCAGAAAAGGAATTAGAAAAATTCGCTAAAACAAAACATAAAGGTTTGCCGGTTAAAAAGGAAGCGTTAGATTTAAGTCATGATGAAGATGAACTCGAAATGATAAAATCGGATTTATATTCAATAGCAAAAGACGCAGCCGAATTATGCAAACTCGTAAAGAATTTACAGTCACCGGTCGATTTTCCTCACTGGTGGCAAACAAAAATAATCGATGCTAAACATAATGTAAGTGCGGCCGCAGAATATTTAGAATACGAAATCGGCAAACAAAATCCTGTAGGATATACTGCACTACCGGAAACGAAGAAAAAAAGGAAATGCTAATATGAAAAGTAGATCGAATACGACAGAGGTAATTCGTGAAAAAATTTCAAAGGTTGTCGAACTGATGACTCGACAGTATTTAGACGAGACTAAAATGAAATCTGGTATACCACAATCATCTAATCCGAAACTTAACGAGTATGGTCGTCAAATTGCCACACAAATAGTACAAGATACCGTCGATGATTTTTTAATGGAAACTGAAATGTTGATCGATGAGATGTACGGTGAAATTCCAATTGATGAATTTAAAAACAGATGGAATGCGACTGCGAAAAATTTCGAAAAGAAATTTGGGAATATTTTGAAAAATATGAGTACTCGTTAAAATCTAAAATACTACTTATTAAAAATTCTACAATGAACAAAAAAGAAAAACGGTTTTTATCACTACTGCCTGGTGGTATTGGTGCAAGAGTTGTTGATGGCGATTTAGGTTTAGCGATTCGTGTTTGGAAGCAGGAACTGAAAAACTCAGGAAAGGTCAAAACACTATTCGATAAACGTGAATACGTTAAACCTTCAATACTCAGAAAAGAGTTACTTGACAAAGCAAAACACAGAAACAAATTTATAAAACACGATCGCTAAAATCGAGTTATTTCTATTTTGCAAAATATATATAGTATTATATCGAATACTAATATTCGGTCCCTCTATTATAGAACACACCTATTAAGATTCTAAATAATCTTAAATTACAAAAATCAAGGAAATTTTGTATGAAATTAGATTCAAATCTTTTGAACGAGGCTATCGCTGATGCAAAAGCAGTTAGAGAAACCGCAGTTCAAACGGCAATCGGTCGACTGAAAGAAGCATTCGAACCGACGGTAAGACAATTAATCACTCAGAAACTTTCAGAAGAAGAAGGCATGGATGACGAAGAAGACGTAATGCCAACCGATACTGAAGACACAATGGGCGAAGAGTATTCAGATGAAACGTATGACGACGCGAATCCTGATTATGACGGACTCGCAGAAGAAGACGACATGGTGCCTGCAATGGATGACGAAGAAGAACCAGCAGATGACGAAATGGACCTTGCGGAAATTCTTGCAGAACTTGAAGGTGAAGAAGGCGGCGATAGTATGGACATGGAAGAACCGGAAGATGACGAAGAAGAACCAGATGATGAAGACGACTTAATGAGTGGACTCGATGAGATTCTTGCGGAACTCGAAGGTGACGCGGAAGATGATATGAAGTACGAAGAAGACGATATGGAAACAGAAAAAGAAATGCAGTCTGAAAACCGTCGTTTACGCAGAGAGTTATCTGAAGCGAAAGCCCAACTTAAAGAGGCTTACCGTGCAATTACAACACAGAAAAACGCAATTAACGAAGTAAATCTTTTGAATTCTAAATTGTTGTTTTTGACTAAGATTACAAGTGCTAATAAACTATCTGCACAGAAGCAAGTGAAAATACTTGAGGCATTCGACAGGGCACAAACGATCAGAGAAGTTAAATTGGTATATGCTACGATTTGTGAAAGTTTGGACAGACAGGCTAAAACAAATACGAAAAACCAAATTGTAGAATCTGCATCGAAGCCTATGCGTTCTATTAAGAACACACCGAATAATCAGTATGCGTTCGCTTCAAGATGGAAAGAATTAGCAGGTATTAAGTAAATTTAAAAACTAAAGGAAAAGCATGAATATTGATAATTTATTGCCAAAGAACGCACACGTTCAAAGGCGTAAAGATGTAGTAGCACTGACCTCAAAGTGGGAAAAAACAGGGCTATTAGAAAACTTGTCAGATCTTGACAAAGGAAATGTTGCTCAACTCTTAGAAAACCAAGCGAAGCAATTGGTAGTTGAAGCAAACAGAACAGGAACAGCTGCCGGTTCAGAAGAATGGGCTGGTGTTGCGTTACCGTTGATTAGAAGAATTTTCGGTGAAATCACTGCAAAGGACTTTGTTTCGGTACAGCCGATGAATTTACCTTCAGGACTCGTGTTCTGGTTGGAATTCAAGTATGGTACTGGACAACCAGGTTTCGCAAGTGGTTCTGGTAAAGATTCACAAGAAGACTCGATTTGGGGTGTAACTGATGCATCTAAGGGTGAAGCAGTTGCAACCGGTGGTCTTTATGGTGCAGGACGATTCGCATATTCAATCAACGATTACAGTAAGACTGGACTTATCGCAAGTTCATCTGGTACGCCAACTGCAACTAAAGGCGTATTCTCAAGTTGTAATCTGTCATCAGATGTAAACTTCGATAGCGAATTCTCAAGTTCAGTTGTTGACTCTGCAAAAATCAAAAAATTGACTATCGCAGTTAGTTCTTTGACAAATCCTGATTTGGAAGGTGTACGTGCATTTACGGTTAGTGGTACAGGAATCGACACGCAGTTCAATCAGTTCACTTCGATCAATGCTGCAAAAACTCAAATTACATTTGTAATTTCTGGTTCAGCAACACAGATCGCTAACTTGGCAGTTTACTATCAGAAGCAACCTACTGATGTTACAAGAGGTGATTTTGAAGAGAACAAAACTGGTCAAGATCCATTAGATATTCCTGAATTGAACCTTGAGTTCCATAGCCAAGCGTTAACTGCAAAGACACGTAAACTGAAGGCAATGTGGACACCTGAATTCGCACAGGACATCAACGCATACCAGAACATCGATGCAGAAGCAGAATTAACCGGTATCCTTGGTGAATATGTTGCGAGAGAAATCGATTTGGAAATCTTAGACATGTTGAGATTGAACGCTCAAACGACTAAATATTGGTCAGCACGTTTAGGATACGAATATAATCCTGATACAAACGCATTCAGTCAAACAGCTGCAAACGCTGCTGCATACAATCAAGGTACATGGTTCCAAACATTGGGAACTAAGATCCAAGCAGTATCTAACGAAATCGATAGATTAACGTTTAGAGGTGGTGCAAACTTCTTGGTTACCTCACCAACTGTAGCAACTGTACTCGAATCGATTCCTGGTTATGCAGCCGACACAGACGGAAGCAGAAATCAGTTTAGTATGGGATCTCACAAGATCGGTACAATCAATAATCGTTTCACTGTATACAAATCACCTTACATGAAAGAAAATGTAATTTTGATGGGATACAGAGGAACACAATATTTGGAAACAGGTGCCGTATACGCTCCATACATTCCATTGATTATGACACCGCTTGTACACGATCCTGATAACTTTACACCAAGAAAAGCCGTGATGACAAGATACGCAAAAGAAATGCTGCGTCCTGAATTCTACGGTAAGATCTTTGTTGAAGGTTTGAATACTATCTAAGCCTGTCAAGGTAGATTAATATAAATAGGCACTCACAAGGTGCCTATTTTTTTGTCTATATACCTAAGTAAACAAATCAAAACTGATATTTATATAAAAAGGTTTCTATGGCATTGAAAATGAATTATGAAGTGAATGGTGATTTTTATCCTGGTGCGTATTTACAGGTTAAAAAAATAGTATTGGGAAGTGAATTCACAGAAAGATACGAAGAACAAGCCGACGGTTCACTTATATTGAAATACGATAAACGTCACGAAAACGTGGCGAGTATATTTGTGTTTCCTGATGAGGAAGCACGTATGAATAATGCAAGGCCGTTACATCATTTCGGAATCGAATTTCCCTACGATGTAAATGGTGATGAAAATGCGTATAAGGCCGCATACGCAGCACTAAAAAAAGTGGAGCGGTTTAAAGACGAGATAATTGAAGACGTATAATGAGGAAATATATTGAGCTGCCAAAACTACAATTTTATAATCAATCGTGGTTCTACAAAAGTAATCACTGTAGAATATACGGATGCGACCGGTAGTATAAAGAATCTTACAGGATACAATGCTCGTATGCAATTACGTACAGATCCTGGTAGCGCAGCGACATCTTTATCGTTACACTCGAGCGGTTCGACTGCGAACAAATCCTCAATTGCAATAACTGGTACGAGTGGTTCTTTAAGCGTATATATTAGTGCAGCTGACACAAATAATTTAGTGAAAGACATGTACTTTTACGATTTAGAAATATTCACCTCTTCAGATCCGTATACAAAAACAGATCCTGAATATGTTGTCAGATTATTAGAGGGCACGATAACGACAAAATATAATGTGACTCGATAATGGCAAATGTAAGAATCGATAAAAATACCGTAAAGGTAACCGAAGAACGCAATTATGTTTCGGTTAGCGAAGAACAGAATATTGTTCGAGTTGTCGAACACGGCACACCTATTTTTATCGGTGGTAACGCATCAAATCTATTTACATACCAGTCAAATGGCGACTATTGGTACGCGGATGAAAAAATTTCTGTAAATGGTTTCGGAGAATACTATAATTCGACCTATAAGCCCATATTTATATTTGAGAACGACACACAGAAGTTGCAGATCGACGGTTACGCCGAAATCACTGCAAATGGTACTGATGACCCGTTCGCAATAAAAACGGATAACGATTCGAATATTTTCAAAATAACAACAGATGAAATTGCAGTTTTTAAAATGCACACTCAATTAAAGACACCGGTATCAGGCGGCCTATATTTTTATAATGGCGATTTGTTTTTCGGTGTATAATGTAAAGGAATAACAATGGCAACATGGAAGAAGGTCGTCGTATCAGGTTCAGCGGCACAATTTTCAGCATTAAAGGTAGATAACTTAACCGCAAGTCAGGCGGTTATTGGTGGTGGAAATGCCGGCAACCTAACATCGAAAGCGATAAGCGGTACCGGTAATCTAATCGCAAACGGTGCATCCGGTGTGCAACTCACCGGTTCATTTACCGGCTCTTTTAAAGGTGACGGTTCACAACTTACAGGCCTTACTCCATCAGCTGTAACAACATATACAAACTCCGGCGATAATCGAATTATAACATCGACAACATCAACCGGAATAAACGGTGAAGCGAATCTTACATTCGACGGTACACTATTAACTGTTACCGGCCGTGCAGATGTAACCGGTGCAATTACCGGTAGTAATTTACGATTAGATGGTACATTACTTGACGGCGCAGCAGAAGCGACTGTATTAGTAATCGATCCTACCGGAAATGTAAAATCCGATGAAATCGATACACGTGTTTGGGGAACGACACTTGTCGATGCTGCAAATGGTGTGGATAATCGTTTAGCGACATTTACCGATTCGAATTCATTGAATGGGGAAGCGAATCTAACATTCGATGGTACTACTTTAGGTGTGACCGGTAAACTTGACGTGACTACATCGATTACCGGTAGTCAATTAATGTTGGATGGTACATTATTAGATGGTGCCGGTGAAACTACTGTTCTTGTTATCGATGGTACGGGAAATGTAAAATCCGACGAGATCGACTCAAGAGTATGGGGTACCTCACTTGTAGATGGTACAGGTCTTGCAAATCAGGTAGCTTATTGGTCAGATTCGAATACTGTAACTGGCGATACCGGATTTACGTATAATGCCGGTACTGATGTGTTGACTGTCGGTACATCGACTTTCGGTACCAATGTTAATATTGCCGGTGATCTATTTGTGCAAGGAACGACAGTAAATGTAAATGTTGCGAATTTGAACGTGGAAGACCGTTTCATATTATTGAATTCTGGTTCAGCAACAGGCGATGGTGGTATCATTGTACAAACTGAAACGGCCGGCACTGGTGCAGCATTCGGTTGGTATGATACAGCAGCACGTTTCTCTTTACAGACAAATACAAAACTCGCAGGTACTGCAACTGCAATTGTACCTGATGCGTTTGTTGCAGCAGTAGTAGACGAAGCGGCATCGATGACAGATATAGCAGCCTATCAGAAAAACGGAAATATACGTGTAACTTCTGGTGGTGATATTTACATATACTCTTAACAGAAAACTAAAAGGTTATAAATTATGGCAAGTTTTTTACAGGCAAAAGAACAACGACCGGGCTTCGATGATGTAGAGGTTAAATTCCTATTACACTTTATTGCGGCTTCCAATTTCAAAGGTGAAAACGTAAAAATATTAAATTCGATTGTTCAAAAATTAGAAAAACAGTTACATGGATAAGTCACATAATTTGAAAGTCACATTTCAAGATTTGGTTATACTCAAGAACGCAGTTGAAAAAATTCAAATATTTGGCAAGGATGCGATTGTTGTTGCAGATATTTATAGTAGAATTCTTGAACTGACAAAAAAGGCAGAACAGGAACGGCTTAGTGAATAAGCCTAAAAAATTTTGTAGGCCGAAAGGAAGTGGGCTCTAAGTTAGGGTTTCCAACCACAAAATAGGGACGTATGCCAAATTGGAAAAAAGTAATCGTATCGGGTTCCGATGCGCGTTTAAATAGTCTATTTGTAACAAACGCAGTTACAGCCTCGTATGGAAAGTTCACGAAAGGTGCAACTCTTACAGGGTCCTTATTAGTAACACAATCGCACATTTCCACTGTCGATTATATCGATTTCACTACGACAGCTACTCCTCCATTTTTAACTGGAAGGCTCCAATGGATCGACGACACTAAAACTTTAAATATCGATACCGATATTAATGGTTTTTCAATTGAAATCGGTCATCAAAATGCAGTTAGGGTACGCAATACAAACCCGTTTACACTTACTAAAGGAATAATTGTCTATATTAATGGTGAGAGTGGTCAGAGACCGACCGTAGCTACGGCAAGTTGGACAGATGATACAGATTCAGCGACAACTTTAGGATTTGTAGCACAAAATATATCTACGAATGGCACCGGTTATGTTATAACAAACGGACTGATACGAGGCATAAATACCACAGCATTCGTACCAGGAACGATGTTATATTTATCGGCAAGTGGACAATACACATCGACTATTCCAATAGCACCTTTCCATGGTGTAAGATTAGGCCGAACAATCACACAGGCAGTTGATGGTACGATTTATGTGAACGTGATAAATGGTTATGAACTAGGTGAACTACATGATGTATTAGAAATAAACAGGAAAAACGGCGATTTAATAATTTTTGATAGCAGTTCAAGAGTTTATAGAAATTCAAAAATACTATCAGGATCGTACGGAGTTTCCGGTTCTTTAAATATTTCGCAAGGCCTGACAGGTAGTACTGCGAAATTCACTGCAATACCTAATGGTACAAACGAAACAAATGTTCTTGTTTTAGACGGAACAGGAAATGTAAAATACAGAACCAATTTAAGTTTACAAGGCACACAAGGAACACAAGGAACACAAGGTACTATTGGTTTACAAGGCACACAAGGAACCGTAGGAAGTCAGGGTACTACGGGTTCTCAAGGTACACAAGGAACACAAGGTCGACAAGGCACACAAGGTATCACTGGTTCACAAGGAACCGTAGGTTCTCAAGGTACTATTGGTAGCCAAGGCACACAAGGAACTCAGGGTACTACGGGCTCTCAAGGCACGATTGGTTCACAAGGAACCGTAGGATCTCAAGGAACACAAGGTACTACTGGGTCTCAAGGAACAATTGGTACTACCGGTAGCCAAGGCACTCAAGGTACTCAGGGCTCACAAGGCACACAAGGTACTACCGGTTCACAAGGTACAATCGGATCTCAGGGTACTATAGGTACACAAGGCACACAAGGTACTCAAGGTACTACGGGATCCCAAGGTACAATTGGTACGACCGGTTCACAAGGTACCTTAGGATCGCAAGGCACAATTGGTTCTCAAGGCACTCAGGGTACACAAGGCCGACAAGGTACTACTGGAAGTCAGGGTACCCAAGGTACAACGGGTTCACAAGGAACTACGGGTTCACAAGGAACGCAAGGAACTCAGGGCTCACAAGGTACACAAGGCATCACTGGGTCTCAAGGCACAATAGGTTCACAAGGTACAATTGGTAGCCAAGGTATACAAGGAACTCAGGGTACGACTGGAAGTCAGGGTACAATTGGTACTACGGGCTCACAAGGTACCGTAGGCAGCCAAGGCACTATTGGTACTACGGGCTCTCAAGGTACTCAGGGTACACAAGGTATCACTGGGGCCCAAGGTACGATCGGTAGTCAGGGTACAATTGGTAGTCAGGGTACTACGGGCTCTCAAGGTACAATCGGCAGTCAAGGCACTCAGGGTACACAAGGACGACAAGGCACAACCGGTTCACAAGGAACGATAGGAACTCAGGGCGCTACCGGTACACAAGGTACCATAGGTTCTCAAGGCACAATTGGTAGCCAAGGTACCGTAGGAAGTCAAGGTACAATTGGTACGACCGGTTCACAAGGTACACAAGGTACACAAGGTCAACAGGGTATCACTGGTTCTCAAGGTACCGTAGGATCGCAGGGCACCGTAGGTTCACAAGGTACAATTGGTTCACAAGGAACTATTGGTACACAAGGTGCTCAGGGTATCACTGGGTCTCAAGGAACAATTGGTAGTCAGGGTACTACGGGCTCACAAGGTACGATTGGTACTACGGGTTCACAAGGAACTCAAGGAACACAAGGTACTACTGGAAGTCAAGGTACCGTAGGAAGTCAGGGTACTATTGGTAGCCAAGGAACTATTGGTTCACAGGGTACCGTAGGATCTCAAGGCACACAAGGAACACAAGGCCGTCAAGGTATCACTGGGTCTCAAGGAACCGTTGGTTCACAAGGAACGATTGGTTCTCAAGGTACTATTGGTAGCCAAGGTACACAAGGTACGCAAGGTATCACTGGAAGTCAGGGTACAATTGGTACTACGGGTTCTCAAGGAACTCAGGGAACTACGGGTTCACAAGGAACTATTGGTACACAAGGAACACAAGGTATCACCGGTTCTCAAGGTACTATTGGTAGCCAAGGTACACAAGGAACTACAGGTTCCCAAGGTACGATTGGTACTACGGGTTCACAAGGTACCGTAGGATCTCAAGGAACACAAGGAACTCAAGGTACCGTAGGAAGTCAAGGAACTATTGGTTCTCAAGGTACACAAGGCACACAAGGTCGGCAGGGTACAACGGGCTCACAAGGAACGATTGGTTCACAAGGTACAACGGGTTCACAAGGCACACAAGGTACTGTCGGTTCACAAGGTACAACGGGTTCACAAGGCACAATTGGTACAACTGGAAGTCAAGGAACTCAGGGAACTACGGGTTCACAAGGAACTATTGGCAGCCAAGGTACACAAGGAACTACGGGCTCTCAAGGTACTATTGGTTCTCAAGGAACGCAAGGCACTCAGGGTACACAAGGCACTACTGGATCTCAAGGTACTATTGGTACAACTGGAACACAAGGTACCGTAGGTAGTCAGGGTACGATCGGTTCTCAAGGCACACAAGGTACAACGGGTTCACAAGGAACTCAAGGTCCACAAGGCATCACTGGGTCTCAAGGTACTACCGGTTCACAAGGAACAATTGGTTCACAAGGAACCGTAGGATCTCAAGGAACACAAGGTACTACCGGTAGCCAAGGAACCGTGGGAAGTCAGGGAACGATTGGGTCTCAAGGAACACAAGGTGTGCAAGGTCGACAAGGAACACAAGGCACACAAGGTATCACTGGGTCTCAGGGTACAATAGGAAGTCAAGGAACTATTGGTAGTCAGGGAACGATTGGTAGTCAAGGAACACAAGGTACACAAGGCACACAAGGTACTACCGGTTCACAAGGTACAATCGGCAGTCAAGGAACAATTGGTAGCCAAGGAACAATTGGTTCACAAGGCACACAAGGTACCGTAGGATCTCAAGGTACTATTGGGTCACAGGGTACACAAGGCACTACGGGTTCACAAGGAACCGTAGGTTCTCAAGGTACAATCGGCAGTCAAGGAACAATCGGCAGTCAAGGAACACAAGGAACTCAGGGTATTACGGGTTCACAAGGTACTATTGGGTCTCAAGGAACAATTGGTAGTCAGGGTACTACGGGCTCTCAAGGAACCGTAGGTTCTCAAGGTACAATCGGCAGTCAAGGAACACAAGGCGTACAAGGTCGACAAGGAACCCAAGGAACTACGGGCTCTCAAGGCACAATAGGTTCACAAGGTACAATTGGTAGTCAAGGAACGCAAGGAACTCAGGGTATTACGGGTTCTCAAGGTACACAAGGTACTACCGGTAGCCAAGGTACAATTGGTTCGCAAGGCGCAACGGGTTCACAAGGGACAGTTGGTTCACAAGGAACAATTGGTACAACCGGTAGCCAAGGAACTCAGGGTACACAAGGCACTACTGGATCTCAAGGTACAATTGGTTCACAAGGAACGCAAGGTATCACTGGGTCTCAGGGTACAATAGGAAGTCAAGGAACAATTGGTAGCCAAGGAACAACGGGTTCACAAGGTACTATTGGTAGCCAAGGTACACAAGGAACCGTAGGAAGTCAGGGTACTACGGGTTCTCAAGGAACCCAAGGCACACAAGGTCGACAAGGCACAACCGGTACACAAGGAACTATTGGAACCCAAGGATCTCAAGGCACACAAGGTATCACTGGGCCTCAGGGTACAATAGGAAGTCAAGGAACTATTGGTTCACAAGGAACGCAAGGTACACAAGGTATCACTGGGTCTCAGGGTACAATAGGAAGTCAAGGAACCGTAGGTTCTCAAGGTACAATCGGTTCACAAGGAACGCAAGGAACTCAGGGTACTACGGGTTCACAAGGAACTATTGGTACACAAGGCACAACGGGGTCTCAAGGAACAGTTGGAAGTCAGGGTACACAAGGCATAACGGGCTCTCAAGGAACACAAGGTGTGCAAGGTCGACAAGGAACCCAAGGAACAACTGGAAATATAAGCAATTATACGTTAGACGGTAATTTTGCGATAAACTATACACTGACAACTCAGAACGTA